CCCTTGGAAGCTCCTTTCGAACCAATTAAATAATCAGACCATTGTCTCTCATGAAGTTCACCATTGCCCTGTTCTGTGGCAAAAGGGCAGGGATATCCATTCTGTTAGCCTTATACAAGTTGGTAGCAGAATTATACATATCCCAGGCAGTTACAAACTCCTTATCGTGATAGGCCTCCAGCATATCCTCTGTGAAGAGTGTAATCTGTGACTGATTGAGAGGGTAGGTGATATTCTCACGAATAGACTTTCGTGATGTATCTGCCTTTACTCTTGTAGCAGTCATCAAACCAATAAGCAAGAACATCTGTTCTGCAGTAATGCGTGTCTCCTTCATCTTGGCAATACGCTCACGATCAGTCTCGATGATGTGCCTGGCATCGACCAGCCATGACTTTAATGTATCAAGCATTGCCGCCACATCCATACCGGAACCCTTCTTGCCCTTTTCGGAATAGCTGGACATATACAGTTCTGGAGAGAGCATACACTGATTGTGGCAAATCATCACATTCGGACCGAATCCAATCTGAATACCTTTCTGATGGAAGGCTACGGCCACATTAGTAGTAGTCTCATCATTATCAAAATCAGTGATACGAATATTGGCATAAACTCGGCGGAGAATATGCGCCTCTACCGCATGCTGACCTTTGACCGCTTCCACTTGTGGGAGGCGAACCACTCCTGGCGACTGACGGTCTCTGTTCTGTGCTGCAAACATATCATAAACCTCCACATTGTAGCCGAGCTCTGTACACTCATCAATGACCTTATTGAAAAGGTCAAAGTGATAGATGCCACGGAGCGGATTTCCGTAAACATCATCCTCACGGTGTGTGCGACTCAACTGTTCGAGAGTGATAGCCTGGGTCTTGGCTTTCTCGAAATCAAAGAACTTGTCTTCATTAACTGAAGAAGGAACTGCTACCATATCCTCGGCAGCCTTACTCAAATTTGTTGCTGTTGTCATAATCTTTAATATTTTTAATTGGTTACAAATTATTTCAATGGAATGCCTGCTTCTTCAAGAAGCTTGATTCTATCTTCCTTTGTTGCTTTTGTCAAGTTTGTCTCTTTGACAAAATTCCCGGCAGAGTCTCTTGTTATAAGAAAAACATAGTCGGCATGATTGATCCAACTTCTCTGACACTCCAGGCGATACTCATTAGCCTCCTCGTAAGTCTCAAACCCGCTCTTTGTGTCATACATTTCATCGTCGCGGGTAACATATAAACTGCTAGTCTTCATTTTTAATCTCAATTATGTACATTAATTCTTTCTCCAGAACATCCTTCTCTTGATAAGGAGAATCATACTTATATACAACTGCGTCATCAAGAAAAGTTCTTACTCCCTCCATGAAGCCATCTTGTAACACAGAGTTATCTGTTATGTATGCTGCCAGGAAGAAGCCGTTTCTTTCCTGCGTATCACCAAGGCCAACTGCACCGAAATGACTTCTGAAAGTAGTACCCTGCAACTCATCAAATGAGTACTGAATCATAAGTCTTTTCATCATTTCAAAGAATACTGCTACTTTAATTGCTTTCATATCTATCGCTTAACCGTGTTGCGTAGGGCTTACTTTGTTAATGTCTCATTGCTAAATCTACTATCGCTACGATAAATAGAAAAATCAATCCGTTTACTAAAAGAATGGTTCCCATATCTACTTAAAATTAAAGAAGTCCTTAATCTGTTTCTTCTCGTCATCTTTGGCATTCAAGATGTCCTTCACTACGAAATCTGCAAGCGGAGCTAATACTGTATTCATTGCATCTATCAATTCGCCTTGCGCTCCCAGTTCAGCAAGGACATCTGTATATTCACAAAGAAATTCATGGGACGAAATGAATCCCATTTCATAATTCTTTTTGATTTCCTTAATTTCTTCCATCTTTTTAAGATTTTAATTGGTTCAACATAATTTATGGTTAGTCAAAATAACCACTCTTTCTATATGCAAAGGTACAAAAAAAATGTGATATATGCAAATATACCACACTTTATTTTAGTTAAAAATACCAAATTCAACTCGCTGAGTATCAAAGAGTTATATGCTTTTGTAGATACTGCTTAATGTAATGATTTTTGTAGCTTCGCCGACTTTGTCAATCAGATTGGTTACGGCTTCATCCACTTCGCACAAAGCATTATACACATCGTTTGGGATATTTCCTGTCTCCAAACCATTACTACACGTTTTCCAAGTTTGGTTTAGCTGCCTTGCAGCATCCACCATTAATTTAATGTCCGTCATATTTCTAAATTTTAAATGAATATCCTACTAACTGCCTGGCAGAGCCATCCCATCATATAGCAAGGCTCTTCGTCTTCTTTCAAGTCAATACCTAGTGATTCGCAGATATGAGTGACAACATGAAACATTTCGTGTGTGGTAGTATTCACGAACTCATATTCTGATGTGGTCCTGCTAATAGCAACCACACTCTTTCTACCTGCAAGATTGGAGTAGGTTAGACCTGTGTTCGGTATTCCTCGTAAGCAATGCTCCCTTGCGCTTTCGACTGCCTTTCTGTGCAGCCTATCTGCACAAGGGAGTTGCATACCTCATCGGTATCTGATGATTCCAAACCGTAAAACACAAGAACTTTCCAATCGTACTTTTCTAGATATCTCTTGACTTATCATAAAATATCATCCCATGGAATGCCGATGCCATTATGGTTGCAATCGGCATAGAATCTGTTAAAGATGAAGCCATCCTTCTGATCGGTATCATCAACCATATCTTTCACGAACAAAGCCATGTGAGCTTCGTCCTCGATGGAAGACTTATAGAAATCAGCCTTAACCATGTTTGCCACATAGACATGATCATAGCCTACATTATTTTCAAGCGTCACTCCCTGCTTGGTAAGGATGGATTCAACCTTCTCCTTATCCATATAGTCAACCTCCTCATCCTTTTTGGTGACTGGGTTGTATTTTCTCATCTGACTGACTGCCCATTCGCAAGCCTTCTTGTTGAAGTGCCAGCCATTATATCTCAGATATGCTATCATTCCTTCTGGCTTCATATCGTAAGCATCCAAAGGCATTCTACATTTTCCCATAGCTCTTTCTTTTAAGGGTGGCAGGGAAAAATCCCCACCACCGAATTAAACATTAGTAACGTCCACCGCCACGGCGACCATAGTAGCGTCGCTCTCCATAGCGGTCTTCGTCACGCCAATCTTCATCGTCCCACTTGTCACGATAGTCTGGCATAGGCATACGGTTTCCCATACGCTCGCGCTTCAAACTATCCAAGCACTTCATAACCTTGCCACCTGCTCGAACCATTTCTTCGCAGTTGTCAACAAGCTCACCGAACTTGTTTTCCGTAATTTCTACCATATATCCCATAGCAATTACTTTTTAAAATTGTTACCGCTCAAAGCCTTAGACAGCATGGATTCAATATTGGATAGCGTTCCCTTCATGCCGCTGACCTCTGATTTGAGGTTATTGATGTCTTTTTCCTGCTGCTTTTCCTTAGCAATCTGTGGGTTGATTCTAGTGAGCATTTCCTCGCAGGAGCTTATAACTCCATTGTGGTAATCTACACTTTCCACGACTCCCTTTGAATGTCGCAACATAGCATCAATCTCTGCGCACATAGCTTCTCTGCTGTCACTGACAACAACACCTTCATTGCCGAAGTTCACTATCTGTGCCGTAGATGGCAGCTTTTCGAAATTGACCTGCTGGTCTTCTACTTGTACCTTAACATCAACGGTCGTCTCCAATGTCGGAGTCTGTCCTGGCACGTAGCTAGGATATTTCTGCTGAGGATTGCTGACCGATATTACTTGACCGATTTTTAGAGTCGGCTTTTCTCCTCCCTTGTCTAAGATGTAGAAGAGAGAAGACTGTCTTAGTCCTTGAAACATTTTCTTTCTCTTTTAAAGGGGCAGACTTTTCAGTCTGTCCCATAGTTAATACTCTGTTAGCCGCCTGTAGGCTGCTGAAACCCAAGCAGTCGGATAATACCGCTCTTCTTATTGATGTATGCCAAAGCCTCCGTAGTTTCAGAAACGCTAGCTCCCGTCACTGCCTTTCCCACATGATCAACAACTGGCACCTTTGTTGTGCCGGAAGTAGTTCCGCTAGTGTTGGCGGTTCCGTTAATAGTGGTCGAACCACTATTTGGAGTTACGATTGTAACAGGAAGTGTCGCACTTGCAGCGGCAACTCCTTGATGTATCTTCAAGAGTACAATGCACTCGCAAGGCAAAGCATTGTAGTAGCAAGGATTGATACCATAATCTACACTAGCATCTGTGACCTGCTGAGCATTTGTCTTCAGCTCATAGATACCGCCTACATCAATAAGTTTGATTTGGTTTCGACCGATTGGAATAAATGGATTGAATGGATATAAAGGGAACATAGTTACCTCCTTTCCTAACAACCGCATCCTACAGTTGAACGAGAAGCCGCTACATCACCTGCATAAGCTCCCATGGCGGCAGCAGTATAAACGTCCTTGTTGAATACTCCGTACTGAGGGTACTGAACACTGATGGTATTAGGCAACTTGCACTTGATACCAGCCACCTCTGCCTGCAGTGCAGCCAAAGCTGCATTTACTGGTGTGATGACCTGCGCCTGATAAGACTGCAAAGCCTGTGTCTGATGCTCGTTTGAAATCTGAGCAAGCAGAGCACTGTTCTTCTCTCTCAAAGCATCGAGCTTATCCTGCATTGCCTGTGTCTGCATCTGATCCAACTTAGCCAAGACAGACTGATTGTTAGCATCTGCCTTGTCACGGAGCATCAAAGCATTGGCATTTGCCGTATCATTGATGGCGTGGGTCTGCTGACAGATAGACAACTTGAGGTTGCCATCCATTGCAGTTATGGCGTTATTGGTCTTGCAGCAGCATTCTGCCAACTGAGTAGCGATGGCATTGTTACCCTGCATGATAGCAGTCAAAATCTGATTAGCATTCATGCCCATCTGATTGCCGAGGTTGCAAATCTGCTGACCTAAGCCATTGATTGCAGCCATGACTGCGTCACTTGATGTGTTGAGGGCTGTAGCCAAGCTCTGAACATCAAAACCATTGCGCTGAACTGCCTGCATGATAACGGCTGTATTGGCATCATTGTTAAGCATTGGCATAACACCGCCCTGTCCGTTGGAACCCATGCAGCGATTACCTCCAAAGAGTCCCATACCATTATTGCCCATAAGGATGAACAACAAAAGGATAGCAAAGATGTCTTCACCCCAACCATTTCCGTTTCCACGGTTGTTCAAAAGTGCAATAAGACCTGGGTCAACGCCCTGTCTCTGCATGAGTGCAGGAAGCATAGCCAAGATTCCATTAGAGCCTGTGCCGCTTGTGCCGCTCTCTGGATTGAACACGTAAGTTTTACTTTCCATATCCCGAATTTTTAATTTAACCTTAATATTTAACTAACACTTTTTGTAACGTTACGTGTGCAAAGTTAGAAAATAGTATGCAAATAGGCTATAACTCTATCATAGTTTCTGTTAATAGCTCTAAATCAGTGATTTAGTGTGATAGTAGGTAGGCTCATTTTTTATCCTCTTAGAACAGAAGAATTTACTTTGCAAACAAAAAGGGCGACCGCTCATCACGAGTAGTCGCCCTAGTTATCCAAAATAAATCTCAAAACCTTAATTAAACAACTTTTCTAAGATTCTTTCTTTTTCTTCCTTGATATATATAGTAAGTACATAACTATGAGTATAAAGCAGAACCAAAACATCTGCCCCGTTTTTAAGAATATCTTCTGCATACTTGACAGAGATTTCTCTTTTATAGAAGGAGCGTCAATCTTATAGAACTGAGAGGTACCAATCTTTGATAAGGAGTCACATCTTCCTCTGTAATATATAAAGCTATCTTTGTATGCTTTATATGTACTGATGGTATCGAGGAGCATTCTTCGTTCCTTTTCAAATAAATAGTGACTCTCGTAATGAAAACGATCTTCACCAATCTTATTCCCTTGCGCATCATATCGGGTTGCTGTGCTATCTTTTACATAGCTGCTATCTTTTGTAGCCTTTTCTGTTTCTCGCTTTTGGATATGTTGCCATTGCTCGAAGGCATAAGACAATCGGGTAGTGAAGAGGGAATCGAACTTCTTTTCACTCTGCTTGTCTGTGATGAAGGTTTGTGTAGTTACTGCTCTAGGAGTGCTGCACCCTAAGACAGAAACAAGCGCAAGACCTACCACTAGGGTGATGGTTGCCCATTTCCAAAATCTTATATCATACCATTTCATCATTTATTCAATTTTAGATTACCATACGTAATGTAGCTAAGTCTGCGAAGCCATCCTTTAAGAAAACCTTTCTGGTCACCGACAGCAATTCTCTTTAAATAAGCTTTTCTATCTTTCTTGAAGGTTTCGAATAGTCTTTCTCCATTGTATTTGTTAATGGCATACAGCGTCTTATTACCGATAATACCATCTGCTGTGATACCTAATACAAGTTGTAGATGTTTTACAGCTTTACTAACTCCGCTATTATAAGCAAAGTCTACCAGCATATTTGCTACGCTCTGATCCTGTATTCTATCTGCCTTGCAAGCGTTCCAATAGTTCTGCTTAAAAACTCGATGAAAGTCTTCCTCAGTAAGGCGTTTCACGTCTTCTTCGTTAAGGACACCATCGCCATTCTTGTCATACCCGACTCTTCTCCAGGTAGCAAGGGTAATGCCGTATTTTGTAGCGCCACCCCTGTCATGCTTGTTATTTGTATATTTGTCCGTTTCCCAACTGAGGATAAACGGAACGAGTTTACTAGAATCAGCCATGTTTACTTCTCCTCCTCGCTATAATCATTTCCTTGAATAATGCAGCCAAATACAAGAATGCTTCCTATAATAGCTGCCACCATAATAATCGCTAACATCATATCTTTTCCTCCTTTTCTGTATAATTTAGATAGTCCGACAAATATGGAATCTTCTCGATAAACTTAAAGCGCATGAGGTAGTACATAAAGCTAACAACATACCAAGGAGGGGTACCCCTCTTGAATATCTGTTTCAAGTTCTTCAGAATATTGCATCCATAGAACCACAATACTAGATACGAGATAAAGGAAACACATTGAACGGAACCTTCCATTTGTCTTTTGAATCGCCCGATGGCATATACTGCTGCACAAAGGACGAAGAACACAGTAGCGTGACCGATGCACACAACTGCTTTCTTCAACTCGAAGTTCTCTCCTTTTGCAATCATGCCACTAAGATAACCGAAAATAAAGTTGAGGGTGAAGACGATCATAAGCGAAGATAACTCTCCTTCAATCGGTTTAAGATAGGCGAGGAGTGCAAGAACTACGCCTACAACAATATCTTTAATTCTATCTGCCATACTATAACTATTTGATGATTAAACAATAACGCTGCAAATATACAACAAAATATTTAATCATCAAATAGATTTTACGAAAAAGTGCAAAACTTTATGCACTCATATAAACGCATATATATATTTTTGAAGAAATATTGTATAATCGTTATGTATAATTTAAGGCAAAAAGTGCGTATATTTTTCGGGGAAATATGTGTGTTTTTGTCTATTATATAGTACTAAATAAAAAAGAGAGGCAATCACTTACCTCTCTTACTCAACTGCTAAGAAATATCTAGTAGATACAGATACAATCCTTCCCCGAACCACATTATTAATGTCATGGTTGACATCGTTACCCAAGTCAAGAAGTACTTATCTATCGTTTTATACTTATAGGAAAGGTACAGGTATGCTATGAACGTGCAGTTGATAATTACCAGTATCGCTACTATAATCAAAGTACAAAACATATAATCCATAATAATACTCATACGTTCTCGCTTATCCGTACTGCGATAGGGCTCATACATTATGATTTTCTCTTGCTTTTTATATAGTGTAGTATATCCCACTTCTTAAAATATCGGGTATGTCCTCGCTTTTTGCAAACGCCATTTGGAATGTCACCTCTAGCAACCATACGATTGAGTGTAGCATCAGAAACGTGCAGTTTCTCCTTGACTTCCTCGGTAGATAGCATCGGATTGAGCATATCGGGGATGATGTCACACAATCTATCTAGGTCATCATCGCTCATTCCGCAAGCGGTGACCTTCTCGCCATTCCTCTGCTGCTCGTCAGCCTTGAAGCAAGCATCACTCAGCGACTTAAAAGCCGTTCCGAGCATCTTATAATTTAGTATCTTTCCCATAATCATGCACAAATTTTTCGTCCTAACTTGGTTCTACTGATAAACATATCAGCAAAGCCGTATAAATAGAATAATGCCGTTACCACCATAACTGTAAAACAGGAATCTATCATATTTTTGGTTGTGTACCAGCTCCATTCCACGATATTAGCCGCATTGATGCCGAAGAAATAGAAAAATGGTATTCTGTATCTCCAGCAAAGAAAGAAGAATCTGCTTGCCAGAATAGCCACCATAGGCAGAACATACACCATAAAGTAGATGTAGAAGTAGCAAGGTGTATTCTCTGCATAAGGGATGAACATCTCTCTTGGATGCTGAGAGAACTCCCAAATTCCAAAAGCGTGAAAGCACATAAGGATTACTGGCACGTACTTACAGAACCAGCGGAAGAACTTCAAAATCCTTCTGCTATACCGATTACCATGTCTCATCAGCAAATCCATAACCTCACTGACGTCTTTGTCTTTCAACCACTTTAATAGGTTGTCTTCGTCTTCTTTATTCATAAGCGTTGATTTAAATTAAATGATGGTGCAAAAATACACTTTTCTGCACAAAATCAATAGAAATGAGAATATTTTTGTGTTAAACTTTATAAAATGTAACAATCCGTAAGTTTCGTATGGTTTATTTTCGTATCTTTGCAACATCAATCAAAACATTAAGATTATGGAGATTAAGAAATATGATACATATAGAGGAGTATTCGTAGATGAAATCGGAACTAGGGGAGATGTTATGGTAGTACTTACAGATACCAAGAACGTAGAAGAACCATCAAAAGAAGATTCCGAAAAATACGAAAACTTCAAGAAATTAGAACGTGGCGAAATGATAGGTATCATAACCTATTTTCCGTATGGAGCTAATATTACTTCTGATATTGAGCTTATTAGTGTAGACAAGTTTAAGGAAGCTATCTCCATTGAGGGAAGTGAATTTATTGGTAATAGTGTGCATGATATTCCTTTGGAATGCAAGGATTTAGCTATAAATGAACCAAAACCATTAAGATTATGAAGATACCATTTAAAGACAGAAGTCAAATGACGATGAAGGAAAAGATAGCTAATCCTTTGCCAGTTAAGGAAGCTTTAGAGCTTAACAAGGGAAGTATCATTCCGATACCAATAGGCGATTATAGTGAAGTAGTGCCTTCTTGCGGTGGTTCTGATGCTATATATTTTGCAGACATGATATTAGAGCCTATAGAAAAATTCAATGCAACACACTTCCCTGACGGACGAGAAAAGAATAAGGCGGTCACCATGTAGTAACCGCCTTGTATGTTCTTATCCTTCAAGCAAATCAACTATCTGACCATACCCACCTACAGCCATCACAGGACAGAGTATCTTCTTGATAAGGATAATGTCCTCGGCTTCGATGTCTACGTTCTCAGCATCCTTGCCTATCTTGCAAGCTACCCGATAAGCACGTAGCTTGTCTTCGCCCGATAGCTGCATACTCTGATTGTCTATCACTTCGAAGAGTACCTTACCTACAATATCGCCAATAATCTGTGGCTTGTAGGTTTCCTCTCCATTCTCGTTCTTAACAGGTGATACTATCACCTCACCCTTCCAATTCCTGAAAGGTACATTGAAATTCTTTTTCATATTTCTTACCTTTTAATAATTATATTGCTATTTCCCTATAAACCAATTTACGTTCCAATTACTACCATCATATATTAATTCTGTTGTCTGATTTAATGCACCCGAAGTGAAGCTATTTTTACCAACTCCGTACCAAAACATATTATTAAGTGATGATTTAATAACAAAGTTGTCACCAGCTTGTAAAAACTTATAATATTGACCTCTCTGAGGTTTCGCTGGAAGTGTAAGAGTTACGCCTTTTGTTACTATAACGAAACAATCCATATCCGTTAACTCCATACTTCTATTTATTGTCCTGATCATCGGTCTAAATCCGGCATACATGCCATGTTCTGCATATATCGCAAAGTTTCCATATACTTTACTCTGAAAGACTCCGTTATACAAGTCATTTTCGTACTGATACTTATCATCGCACCCTGTTACAGAAATACGTATACCTGACTTCAGAGTATTATCAGCTGCGGAAAAGCTATCATCTATTAAAAGGTTACTCAACAATGCTGGTAATTGGTAAGTAGTCCGATACTTACCAATCCAAACCGTCCTTTTTCTTTCCGATTTCCATGTATGCGTATCTGGATTTAAAGTTCTGCTATATTCACGAAACAACATAAAATTATTGAATAAGGCAAATCCAGGCTCCTCGTCATCGTATCCAGATATATATTTGAGGCTCGTTTTATCCAACAGAAAACAGCCAAGCGTGGCACTTTTAGATACCATGTGCCCTTCATTGGTAACATAGAATGGAGATTTAGCTGCCGTATCAGCACCAACAAACAAAGGAGCATTGGCATTATCCACTTTGCACGCGTCAATCTCGTAGTTGCCGAAATATCCCACCTTGGTAGTTCCATCCTCAGACTTCGCCCAAAGGTGCTTTACCTCAATAGCATCTGCATCAATAAGGTTAGCATTGAGCTTGCCATTGCTGAACATGGCGGTTTGAGTATCGGTAGACGTTCCATCTTCGTTTTTCGTTGTTGTAACTACCTCAACCTTATCACCATAAAGCTTAACCTTATCTGTGGTGATTTCGATACCAGCCTTCTTCAAGGATGCCTTGTCTACCAAGTCGGTTTGTCGTTCAGTATACTCGGTCATGGTTGCACCTACCTCCAACTTAGGCTTACAGATGTATACATCATTACCGCTATAGCATCGTATAAGCAGATTCTCGGGAAGAGGGTGTCCGCTTGATGTATTAAGATGATAGTGTACCCAATAGCGTTTCCATTCATTTGTCAGCTCGAAATCAACATTGCCATCTGGCGATACTGCATCATGTTTATTGTTAGAACTCTCTACAAAGAAACGAGGTGTTCCATCCTTCCAAAGATAAGTACTAACCACACCAGTGCCCTTAGCGAGGAAAGAGAACATATAGTCTTGCCCATCATTGATACGCCCGACCATATTCCATTGTAGCATATCAATATACGTACTTGTTGTGTTGTTAGAATGAGCAACGGCATAAGCGTATTCGTAGCCTTCATTAATAATTTCACTACCCTCTATTTCAAGATTACCGCTCTTTTCCAATGACCTTGTATTATCAAGGATGTTGCCGCCTACATAATCGTAATCATCTTCAGATAACGTCCAACCGCTATAGGTGTCACCCTCTTCCATCATCGGCTTACTGATATAGGCGTGACATGTAGGATATTCAGTCGCACCATCTGCCTTCGGAACGTACTTATTATTGCTCCAGAAGTTAACGGCTAAGTATGCGGTTGCATCTGCGTTGTTGGTATCAAGCACACAACTAATTTTCTGCCACTTGTTCTTTTCTGTAACCTTAAAAGACTCGTTTTTTGCACCCTTCGCATCGGAACGGCTCTGCTGATTGATGCTCTTCATGTAGAGGCATTCGATGTTAAACGGCAAGTCTAAGTTGTCACTCTTTATCCAACAGGACAATACATACTTCTTGCCCTTAACGATAGGAATGTTTGTAACCACGCCATTTCTCTGTGTCGAATCCCAAAAAGCACCGATGTAGTTGCCTTCTCCAGTTCCCGAATAGGTATCTTTGCTATGAATGCAGTTTACGCCATCTAAGCCTGTGTTCTTCTCGATGCGAGCTAACGAATGTATAAACACACTATCCTGGTTGCGGAATGCGCTATTCACAAGCATATTGCGCCTACCCGAAGTCTTAGAGAGTACTTCTAACTTGATATTCTCTGCGGTCTGCTCAATAGTAGATTCTACTGTCTTCAAGTCAGCCTTGTTTTTAAGTTCTGACGATACTGCATCATACTTATTGCTAACCTCTGTGTACTTACTAATGTACTTTTTATTATCCTGTATGAGGGTGTAAGCAAAGGTATTCACATTCACAGAGAATGAAAGATAAGCGTTGTATGTAACATCATTTACCTTAATAGGTACATTAATACCACCAGTATACGCAGGAACTTTCGCTTTATTTTCTGAGCCTACAATATCAGTAGAGGAAATGTCGTAAATCTTCACTATTGGCTTTAACGGACTGCTGTTTTCCTCAATCATAAATGATGCATTGCAGTTATCTCCTTCTTGTTTACCACCAACACTAGGAAATTCCCAATCAGTCAGATATGTAAGTTGTTTGTTACCACGGAATACCTTAATCTCAGCACTTTTTTCGGCTTGTTTAAGATTTCCATTATCGTCTGCATCGAATACAAGCTCTGCTGGAGAGAACACGATATTGATAGCGTCCATTCCGTCATCACCCTTTTCTCCTTTAGCACCTTGTATCTCGCCAAAATCTACCCATTCGTTAGAATTAGCTACATAGAGGTGTCCATTCACATTATAGCAATCGCCAAACTCTGCATGATAGACTACAAGGCTCTCATACTCGTAACGGCAAACATAAGGTGGTAGCTCAGATGTAGGATTACTTCTATCATCTACATTAACAATATAGACATCACTATCCATTCCCTCCTCATACGATGGTACAGAAGACATGTTATAGTAAAATCCTGTTGCCATACCCTTTGGTGTGAAGCTCGTTCCGTTTGTTCCATCCTTACCCTTATAGGAAACGCTGAACGTGATGGTCTTATTAGTATCACTATATGCAACGATTGTCTTCGACCAGAGGTAAGGTTTGCTATCCGTCTGTACTGCATCTTTAATATCCTCATACCAAGTCGTCGGAATATCCGTAGGACTTGCCGATACCTGATACGATACCTTAGTATAGAGGATGGTAACACTTGTACCATCCTTTCCATCTTTCGACTTTCTATGTAATGTTATTGATGTTGTTAACATAAGCACATAGTTTATAATTACGCCTTGTAGCTAATAAAGTCTCTTACATCTTCGTTATCATTAGCTATCTTACCCCAAATTTCCGTACCGACTTCTACAGATACGCCTGTCTTAGTTCCAAGCTCTGTATTTTTCAGAGAACTGGCGAAGGTATGTGTGAAAGTACCTTTAAGAGTAGAAGTAATTTCCTCACCCTTTTCACCTGCCACAAATCGGTATACATGAGCCGTTACTATCTGTTCATTAGTTCCATCCCAATCCTTATCGACCGAAGCTTCAAGCTCATACTCATCGCCAATATCGGTAATCTTGTGGAAGTCTGTCGCAAGAGCGGTCTTTTCACTATCGCCAGTCTTGTATGCAGAGCAGTAGATACCGCCAATACCATCAATCATGTCACGTGTAGCCGTAAACTCTATTGATGTACTATCCTGCAAAGTTATATTCTTCTCATTAAAGAAGCGGTATGAATATCCACTTGTAATTTCATTTCCATCAATAAAGAACCTCGCTTTAAGATTAGTCGAAGGATTTGCCAAAGATAAGGTACAACCGCCCTCAATGTACAGAGCAGCCGCACTACTACCAACAATCTGCAAGTGGAGTTCTGCCGTAGCCTCTGATTCATAACTTGTACTAGCGGCTTCTCCCGAGCACTTGAATGTGAACATATCGTTGCTCGTATTGCTAGCAGATGCAATGTTATCAATGATCCTCAACTTATAGTTGGATGGGTTGATGGCAAATCTGGCATCGCTGCACTTGTAGAAACCTTCCGATGTAGCCGTAGTTGTAACTACCAACATGGTGTTATTGTAATACCATGTTCCGTTTGTAATGCTTGCGGTCTGTCCGTTTGTTGCAACAGCCTTAGGAACGAGGATAGGCTGATTTGCTGGTGTCTGAAAGTTTGGGGCTGGAGTTGAAGTCTTGTCATTCCAACCTTGATAGAGAGCCGCATTCTCTGTCTCTATGCTCAATACTACGTTCACACCCTTTTTCAATCTCTTCAGAGTGATACTTCCTGATAATGTTCCTTCCATATAATTTAACCTTTAAAGTTCATTAAATACTCTTCCAACCCTCTTGCACTATCGAACATAGTGCCTTTGAGTTGCTTTAATCTTTCACTCTCATCACCGACAAGCAACGATGTGTCCATCATTCCTTTCTCTGTGATAACCATCTTGCTTTCTCCTTCTATGTCAATGACGTTGTGCGTGATTACATCAAATCCTGCTAAGATAGCTTTTTCCTTATCTGCTAAAACGTATCTCATATCATTCTAGTTAAAGATAAACGGATTGCCGTTCTCATCTGTGTATACGTTACCGCTTGCATCGGTAGCAACCTTATATTCTTCCTTGTAGTCGTAATCGAAGACAGTTGCAACGTAGTTATCTTTCTGTGTGTCACCCATCGTGAGGTCAGATAGACGGAAGAACACTCCTCTTCCTTCTCCGAGATTCACATCAGATTCGTAAGCGGTAGTACCAAGCAATACCATCTTAATAACGTTCTCAGCGCAAGGTACATCATGGTCTTTACACTTAATAATAGCTTCTTGATACATAATATCCGTATCTGGGTAGATGTCGCTTTCAACGCTCGGCTTTACTGATATTGCTTTATGCAATCTGTTGACTGTGCAGATAGTCTTCAAGCAAACCACCTTACCGCCAACAAGCACTTTAAGAAGATAAGTGGCTGCGTTAGGCACAAGGCGCAAATCAAGGGTCATACTTGTAAGTGATAATGCCTGCAATTCATAGCCTACGCTCATTTTTACTTCGCTGCCACCATCTGTGCGGTAGAGTTCCAATGTATAGCCGCTAGTCTGAATATCCTTACCCTTGCGCACTCTTATTGCTGCCGTGCGAAGATACTGCTCTCCGTCATTAATCTGCTGCTCAGATAGTGATGATGCAATTCCGTGACTTACCTGATAGTCATGCAATAGCATATTATCATCAATGCAAGAATACATGAGGTTAAGCGGATAATCAGTTTCCACACTCCATGAATCCTGTGCGGCTTGAACCGTATAGATCGTTTTTTCATCACTTTTTACTGGTTCAAGCTCATTATTACGAAAGTCGAGCAACTTACCCTCAAAACGCAACTTAACACGCTCGTTCAGACCGATATTGCGCTTGATAATAAGCATTCCCTTATTGTCTCCACTAGTAATGATAGAGTACTTTCCATTCCAGCTTGCTACGCTCTCAATCTTCTGACCGTCAACGTACCATTGCATCTGTGAAAGATGAGCGTTACTTCGGGTATTACCCTGCCAACTGCCATCCCTTGCTGATGCACTGACGATAGGGCAGATACCGCAAGGAACTGCTGCCGTACCCTCTCGGTTAGGCTGCCATTCACCACCGCTATAGAGCTGCGTAAGTGGCGATTCTGGGGTGGTGCATGTCAGCGAACATCCAGTAACCAATGGCGCATATCTGCGCCGCATGAATTTCTTTTCCGTTCTCATATCTTATCTGTTTATAAGTGTTGAACAATCACGTTACTCGATTCCGAGCGTCTTGCAGTCGGCATCAACGATAGCCTTCAATCTTACTCGCTCTTCAAGGAACTCCTTGTAAGCAGTAGTCTTGTTGGCTATCTCTGTCTTATCAGTAGTGATGCCCAACTGAATAGCATTATACTCGTTGATGAGCTTCTGTTCCTGATTACCATCCCACTTATCAGCAATGACCGCTTCGGTAATCTTATTAGACTTGATGGGTTCCCATACAATCACTTCCTGGCACTCGTACTGAGTTTTTGATTCTGTACCCGAAGACTTCTCTGCTGATTCAGTCTCCACTGCCTTGATGTCGTAGTGATAACGGTGACTACCGTTTCCTACTGCCTCCAGTACTGAAGGCTCATTGTCGTAAATTACTTTCATATCGCAATCTTTTTAAAATTATAATTATGTATATCGTGGAACGCACCTATCTTCTCCAACAGATGTCTGCTATCGCTGTGAGCCGTCCACCCTAACCAAGGGCTTATCCTCATCTTCAGTGCATCCTCCTTAATTCCTTTCTTTCTTGCGGCTTTCATTTCCCTACATAGGTTCTGCTTCGTTCTCTTGCGCATAAGTTTCTGCTTGCGGAAGAACTGATAGCCTACATAGTCCAATGCACGACCGCTCTTATCGTATCTGTTTATACCGATTTTGAAGATCTGCCAATTTTCTTTAATCTTTAGCTTCAATTCTCCTTCGAGCTTGTATTTGATAGCTTTGCGAACTTTATGCAATACTTCTTTATTTTCCGCAAAGAATGTTATATCATCGGCATATTCTGTACTCTCGACTTTCAGCACTTCGTTCACCCAGTGCATGAAGTAAGCAAGATAAAGATTAGCCAAATACTGACTTGAATAGTTACCTATCGGCAATCCATCTGTAGAATCTATAATCTCGTCAAGAAGATTCAGCACATCAGCGTCCTTTATCTTCCGTCTGATAATTCTCTTCATAACCTCATGGTCAATGCTAGGATAGTATTTTACGATGTCTATCTTCAAGCAATACAGAGGTCTGTCAATAGGATGCTTCTTATAATCTCACCAACCCTTCTTGCGCATCCTTCTATTCCTCTGCCCTTGATGCAGCTATATGTATTGTACGTGAATACGCTGCGCCATATAGGTTCAAGGATATTCAGTATCGCATGATGAACGATTCTGTCGGGAAAGTATGGCAATCTGTATATCACTCTTTCCTTCGGTTCATAGATGGTGAATACGTCATACTTTGATGTTCTGAACGTCTTATTTTTCAGCATCTCATGCAGCTTCAACAGATTATCCTCTCTATTCCTATCGAACACTCGCACACCATAGGTATTCCTCTTTCCCTTCCTAGCCTTTTCGTCAGCTAATCTGAGATTATCCATTGATATGATTTTCTCGTAGAGATAACCAATACTTTTCATCTTTTTTACTATTTTGCTTCCTTACTCCGAGTCTTCGACTATCAGCGATATTGCCGATACCTACCAACACGTTTCTGAGTTCCTAAATTTTTCACCAAGTGGTGCGGTTATGATTCCCATATAATATATTTTGACCTTAGAAGTATAGGTGAGAGGCGATATTCGCATTCGTGTCCGAGGGAGCGTTATTCGAGTTCGAGTAAACGAAGCCGCATTTCGAACCGTTATTCGCATTACCGCCAAAGTGAACGCCACGTTAGGAATCATCAACCTTAATATCTTTTATTCTACGAAATATCGGTTTCCATTACCTCGCATCGTCACCTTGCGAGGAAAGGCATTCCGTTTCTTTATCTCCTGTAAGATGTAGAGAATATCCTGTGAGCCTGTGAAGAACTTCATAGCTTCACTCTCTGGGTCTTCAAGATTTCGCTTCACAAGCACCAAGGTCTGACCTTTCGTGCCTTTCTGCTTAGAGAATCTTGTCGGAATATCCTCCATGAAATCAATCAGCCAAAATGATGTATTCACCAATTTACTCTGGCTTACTTCCTTGCAGTTGAATGAACGGCTGTTCTCATTGCGAGGAATGTTCAAGAATGCAAGACTTCCATCGTCTTGTTTTGTATTATTGTCTGCCATATTTCTATTATTCTAATGTTAAACCTAATTTTAATCACCCTATGCCGCCAACAAATGGCGGGCGGCATAGGGCGTGTGACGAGTCGTGTCGCTTCGACTATGCAGCAGGGAGGAAGCAAAGGCGAGAGGCGAGAAGCGCACGCGCGGCCGAGGGAGCGTCATTCGAGCCCGAGCAAACGAAGCCGCATCCCGAACCGTAATTCGCACCACCGCCAAAGCGAACGCCACGCAGAGCAGTAGCTGTAGGTATGTTAGTGTAATGATAGTCACCATGATAGCTACTATCGCTACCGCCAACAGCCTTTGCTGTAATGTCACCATACTCGCCAAAGGTAATCTGTGTAATAAGACCTTCCGTTCTCGCTTCGTTGCCGACATAGGTATATCCGTTATATCCTGTATCGGAGAACTTCTTAGGGTCACGGCATACATATACTTTGCTGACACCGCTATCACCTGCCTGTACCTCAATGTTGATTCCATCAGTCCATTGGAAAACATGAGCAAATGGGCATTCGATACCACGGTATCTGTTTACACTTACCTTGCCGAGAGTAACACCATTCTTCGTACCAGTGTCGTAGGTAACAACACCGCTTCGGTTGCCAAGACTATCAGTCGTGCCGCAAGGAACAAATGGTTTGTTTTCATTGTATGTAGTCCATTTAGTCCAATCTGCGCCAACAACACCACTGTCAAGACCGCCCTGATGATAACCTTCGGTAGTAAGAGCTGCATTGTAATTAGTCTGACAAGACAACTGGGCATATTCAATAGCAAAGAGCCAATAGAGTTCTCTCTGAATGTCATATACATGACAATTCCATTCTGCGCTACCAGTCTTTCTCGCTCTTGCCGCATTGCGGAATCCTGTACGGCTGATATTGGATGATGCCAACACGCTAGCAATAGAGCAGAGTTTGTTATCCTTGACGTAGGCTTGATAAGCACTCACGTAACGCTTCGGAACTTTACGGAAACCTGCCAAAGGTTCAAGGCTCATCCATGCCCTGCGCTTGTTACCATCCGTCTCAAACTTCTCATAATACTCTGGCAGCTCAACCATAACCTGACCTCGGCTTCCGTCACGTGTAGCCTTAGTCCAGTCCTGTGGGTCGAGATAATCAACCACGTTACCATCATCATCGAGCAAGCATCCCTTCATCAAAGTCTGCACTGGCAATGTTCTGTGCATGCTCATGTTTCCGATTCTCGTTGCAGCCGTTGAGCTTACGGTTACATCGAACTCAATGCCGTATGCATACACCTCTGGCGAAGTGATGGAAAGGTTAAGACTTCTTGATAAATCCTTCACCTTTACTCTTCTCATAGCACCACCAATTTCGACAAGTACACTATCCGTCTGCTGTACGGATGATGCAACATCTGCCGTTCCTAAATTCTTATTTGCCATAATTAAAAATCATTTATAAATTTGTAAATCAAATCATCATACACTCAGTTTCGCAGAAACTTCATTGGTTTTGTTGCCGATTTGCCAAGCCTTAAAGGTAAACACGACACCGAAAGTATTCTTATTCTCAGCTCCAAGGTCATTCTCTTTCTCGGTAAATGCGATATTGATAGTACCTCTAAAGTTCTGAACCTTAGATGTGGCGTTCCATGCCGCATCTTCCTGTTTGTTGCCGCTATCTCTTTCCACGCTCCAATCCCAACCACTCGATGTATCAACAATAGAATCACCACGAACAACTGAGCATACGACATCAATCGTTTCACCCCAATCAAGAGTGTCTTGCCCACGCAAATCAATCAGTAGCTTATTCCGTTGTATTGCAGTCGTTGCCTTCCAGTAAGGCGAATCCTCGGATGGTTCTGCGGTTGTGGTCTGTCCTTCTGAGACGATGCAGAGCCACCTTGTGCCCATCCACGTAACCTCATCGTAGTAGCTGTATTCCGTACCTTCCTTCCAATCTCCCAGATAGATAGGTGTCCAAATCTTCTCTCCGCTCACGTTGACTAGCTTAAAGAATTTGCTAACGATACTGACACCATCGAAGCTTACGTCAAAGATAGACTTATCCTTCAGCGAGTACGAGTTGATGCCACGATACATTGTGAACTTCGGTGCAGAATCTCCTTCGGTCTCCATCATCAGAAGGTGCTGGCGTGTCTTATCACTCCTGTTGCCCATGAGCACGATGGTATCACCTACAGCAGGGTTGTCCGAGCCTTCCATGCAGTTGTCCTTTGCTATCTGAATCCATGCGAACTTCTTACCATCGTAGAGTTCGTGACCTTCAGTATCGGTGATTACCTCATTCTCGGTTGATACCTTTGTGACAAGTCTCCAGTAGTCTTTATTGGAAACGTTCTCATAGACACCAGCCTTGATGTTGAACGTCTTGCACCTAACTTGGTCGTCCACCTTAAATGAATTGATGGTAGCGGTCGTTCCATCATCGGCTAAGAGATAGCACTGCCACCCAATCAGCTCATTCGTTGTCTCGCTGTATACTTCCTTGATATAGCTTATCTTGCCAGCAGCAGGGGAGAGGACGATGTTACCGCCAACGTAGCTGAGTTCACGAATAAGGAGGGTGTTGAAAATTGCCTTTCCCCAAACTATCAAATCCGTGAGCAGCATTTGAAATTTACCATCGCTTCTTTGCTTAATAGCAAAACCGCTCTGCTCTGCTTCGTTAAAGTCGAGAGACTTCAAGAGATTCACCAAGACACTAGAGAGGATAGCGTTACCACTTCCGTCTATGCTATAGTTGTTGCCATCGCCAATGTTCAATCCTTTAAGGAACTTCTGCACCTTCTCCCAAGTGATTGTGCCCTTTGCGGTGTTATCCTGCAGCCTAGATACAAACTCCATCCTAGAACGTCTAGCAGAATAAACGTTACTATCGGATGCAGGAGTTGTATCGTTCATGCCAATTACATAGACACCTCCACCATTACCGCTTCCTGTGCCGCCTATCTGCATTCCATTCACCTTGATGGAATCAACCTTGTCTTCCAACTTACCCAACCGGCTAGTAGCTGCCTTTTCTCCTACTATGTACTGAGGATGGTCGTAAGGGATATCCAAAGGTATCTCCATTCCGATGATACGAGAGTTTCGGTAGTGCTTGCCATCCGCATCCACCTGCGCAAACATATCATTAATCAGCTTTACCTGTTCACCGAGAGGATGGTAATCGTATATTCCATCATTGTAGAACTTATCGCCATCCATCGTGCAGGTGAAGTTTGAGTTGCTGATCATGGTCTTCTGATAGTACTGCTTCGCTCTATAGAACAGAGATAACTGAGCAGTAGGGATGAGGTCCGTATCTGTAATCTTGGTTGCGTCCCAATTGAACAGGAAGTACTTATCACCTACCTTCGGGCACATAACGCCATCGGGAAGAGTTCTTCCGTAAGTGTCATTAGCAACAATCTCAAAGTAGTTAACCTTGTCAATGACTTTGAAACTAACATCGAACTCCATACCCATGAGAGCACCGCTAGTGAACTTGATGCCTAAAGTGAGGTTACTCTTTATCCAACTCTTCTTGAAGTTATTAGTGAAAGAGTCTGTAGAAGTGACCTGCCAAAATGTCTGTGTAGTCTTCGTTCCGTCTTCGTTATTAACGGTGCTATCATAGGTCTTGATACTGCTGACTACACTTTCCACCTTTGGATATTCCTCCTCAAACATCACGACACCTTCGATAGCCTGCTTGTCGTTCTTCACGACATTCACATTCTCTAGGTAACCATCCTTGACATAGAACCCATCACTATCTACTTCCTTGTTAGGGAGCATGAGGTAATCAGTAGCAACACCATCGGTGGTAACGTCCGCATCGGCACCAGTGAAATATCCTTTCGGAATATTCCTATCTGAGCCGAATGCGTACAGTCTCGTAATATAAGTTGACTTAGATTCCGAATAGGACATAGACAGAACATTAACATCCTGCTCGAATGTTGTCTGCCCTTCCATTTCGCAATATCCAAGGTATATGATGGAGCCATCTATCCACCACTCGCAGTTGAGTGCGTCTTCGGAACAGATGGCGTTGAGAGCATCAAGAATACTGATGGAGCCGTACTCGATCAAGAATCTCTTCTGAACATCGAAAGCCTTGTTGTTGTATGTAGTGTAGTCAACGGAGAAATCCTTGCCATTGTACGTAAGACCTAGCGCCTTTAGGTTGCCGAGTATAACGTTCATGTGTACGCCTACCGTTGTGGTGAGCTTGAAGGAGGTCTCGTTGGCTCCGTGCTGAGGGCGATACTTGCAAATCTTATTCTTCCAAGACATATAGTAGGCATCCATCTGCATTTCGTAGTCGTAGCCATCGCTATCATTGTGCTTAGGGAAGTATGACGATGTAAGCTCAAAGTAGCCGAAGTCGGGAATCTCCACGGAGTCCCCAATCTCGAAATAGATAGGAGTAGCCGTAGTGAACTTCAAGATGATGTAGTGGTGGTCCATAAGCTGATATGACAGCTTAGAGCCCTCACCGAAGTCCTCTAGTGTGAAGAATACCTTGTTATTTCTCTTTATCTGAATCATAGCTTGTGTATTTACTTGTTTCACCTCTGTCACTAGGGTCTGGCTCGTTGAGCTTTAGGCTGAACTTTGCCATTTCCCGAATGAACTGACTGAATTGAGTGCAGGAGAGATAGATGCACCGATACCACACATTAGGCTGAAATCGGGTGCGGATAACCAACTCTCCCTTGGCAAGAACCTCCTCGCAGAACCTAGCATAGTTCGTCATGAACGTATCTGAGTCCTTGGCGGTCATATTGAACGGCAGCGTTATCTCCCTCTCATCCAATCTAGGATTGTGCTTGATAACTGACTTTCCGTCCTTTGAGCGATACTTGTTGCTGATGAACTCCTTGTTTGGTGCAGGGGTCATGAGCGCACTGAGGGCAGTTTCGTCTAGGAAGATGCCCCACGTAAGATAGGCATCCTTGCCATTGATATAAAGTTGACCATTAAGCATAACTATTTAATCATTAAATAACCTCGTAGGCTTCGCTGTGAGCCGCTTTTGCTATTGTTGAGTATAGTTGTAAGGGCTGACAAGCGAAAAGCCTATAGAGGTCAAATATCCTTTAATCTTCTGTTCATGTCATCCAGCTTGGCTCCGAAGTCATTATATGTGAGTTTTGAATACTTCACGATGTCTTCGAGGTAGCTGTTTGTCATGATCATCATGTTTCTAATCTCCAATACTGCGCCATTGGTTGAGATACCGAGTGTAACGATGCTCTCCATCTGTGAAATTGTCGTGGTCATGTTCTGAGCGATGGACTCTCCTGCAATCTGTAAGGCTGTGAAGCGACCATTCAACTCATCGGCGGTATCTTGCCCCATAGAAGACCATCCTCCGCTCGTTGCGGTCTGTGATGCGGATGATGAACCAGTGTAGCCAGTTACCTTTGCCCATTCGTCACGTCTCTTCAAGCCTTCCTGGACTATATCATCGTAACGCTTATTGAATGCGTCTATGTCGATTTTCGATGAATCTCCATTTGCAGCATCTATTGCATCTGCCCAATCCTCATAGAGTTTTTTCAATTCCCCATTCATGAGGTCTTCCATCGAGTAGGAGAGAAGAGCTTTCTGCATCATTTCTGCGAAATCATCAGAGAAGTCCTGCGCAGACTTATTCATATCCATGAGGTTACTGATGAAGTTATCCTTCATGCTATCAAAGGAAATCTGAGTAATTGACTCGCGCCATTGCTCGGTCAGCTCATCAAGATTACCTGCAAGGTCCGCATAGTCTTCAAGTTTATCAAGAACCGACTCTCCGTAAGCAGAACGTCCTTTATAGTGCTTACCTGTTCCTCTGATTTTATCAACCAAATCTTGGTATGAAAGCAACTTCTTCATTTCCTCTGGTGTGAGGGTGGTAATATCACCATTGAAATCACTCTTTACGTTCTTTCTGATTTTAGCCAACTGCTCATTACTGAACCCGCTCCAATAACTACTCCATGAGTGGTGCGAACCATGATAACTCATCTGTTGCTTCGCAATCTCCATGACGTTGTGATTGTAAGTCTCCTGCTGCCGCTTGGCTTCCTTGTAAGCATTGGTGGATTCCTTACCATACGTACCTGTCATGGTGTCTTTCAGCTTGTCGATGGACTTCTGTAATCGCTCGTTAGAGGATATAAGGTTATTGATAGCTTCTTGCACTTTCTTACCATTACCACTAAACCAGCCAGTAGGGTCTATGAGACCGAATGTTGACATCTTCAATGCGTTTGCTGTGGTGTTGAACATTGAGTTCTTGATGAGGGTGATGATAAGATTTCCAATATCTTTGATCAACGTCTCTATAAGCTTCCCAGACGCAAGCTGTTCCAATAGTCCATCTATGACGTTTATAACCTTTCCTAAAAGCTGATCAATGAACGCTGATGGGTCTTCTCCAAGTGCATCTATGATTTGTAGGATGGCTCCAACCAATCCACCTATCTTTCCGCCGAGCTCTCCGAATGCGCTTCCCAAGTCCTTGCTACTGCCACTTATGGATTGAATGATTCCGACTATGCCTTTGACGAAACCACTGAGTGAGCCGCTTGTGACATTGTTTAGAACCTTGCTGAAGTTATCCAATCCTTGTGCCGCTTCATCTGTACTGTCGGTGAGGTTCTGTTGTGCATTATCTTTGTTTTGCTGAGCGTTGTTGAGCGTTGTAGCTGTAGAGGAAACTTTCTTCTTAGCTATCTCAACCTTGCTCTTTGCAATCTCATAGGCAGTGATAGATGTAGCGTTTTTCATTTCTTTCTCTGCTTTCTCCAACTCACTGACAGCTTGGCTGTGCTCGTTGGTAGCAGAGATAAGGCTCTTCACGCTGTCTTGGTACGCCTGGGAGTACTTGGAAATATTCTCCCAAGTCTGCATCTTGAATGGACTTGAAGCCTTTCCTTGTTGCTCTTTCAATTCCTTTCTGAGGTCTGAGTAAGACTTCTTGTCTGCGGCGGAAAGGTTCTTGAAATCAGAGGTCTTCATATACGCCTCTACCTTAGATAGTGTTTCCTTGGCTACATCTTTGAGGACGTTACCCACTTGCTTGAATGATGCAGACCAATCAATATCCATCGCAAAACTCTTCGCATCCATGGAGTCGAGTGCGGACTTCTTCTGAGCTTCAAGAAGCTTCTTCTGGTTCTCACCTTGCGCCTTTGCTATCTTGTCGTCATACTCCTTGGCTATGGCATATTTCTGCTGTTGGATGGTTCCATACTCCTTCAAGTAGTCGTAGAGAGCTTGCAACTCCTCCTTGGCGGTCTCCTTGTTGAGGTCTGACATTTGCTTGTCATAATCTTGCTTTGCCAGCTCTCTAGCCTTATTGAGGGCATCGGACTGAGCAGAGGTAAGGGTTACTTTCTTGCCAGCTTCCTTGTTCTTCTTCTTGAACTCGGCTTCCTGCTTGTCAATCTCGGCTTTGCGCTTGGCATAGTCGTTCTTGATTTCAGCAATCTTCTTCTCCGTGCCTTCCTGCATCTGAGATATATCGGTGTCGATATTTTCCTGCTGCAGCTGCTTCAAATCCTCGTTCAGTTCCTCCTGGGCCTTCTTGCGGTCTTCTGCTAGTTTCTTGGCATCGGCGGCTGCTTTCTTGGCTTTGGAAGCGTTCTTCTTGGCATTGGCTTCTGCCTCTTCCTTCTCACGCCGCTTCTTCTTAGCATCGTCTTCTGCCTTGGTCTGCTTAGTGTTCGCCGCATTGGTATAATCCCATCCTCGCTGGGCGATATCGTTGGTTGACATCCATTTGCCATTGACTAGCGCACCAGACTTCTTGTTGTTTGCAAGGTCGCGTGCCAAAGCGGAAAAGTACTTACCTAAGCGTCCCAGTTCCGGAATATTCATATTCTGCATCCACGAAGGTATCTTAGCATCGAAGTTGACGTGGAAGTTGATGTTGTTCTCGGAATAGTTCTGCATGAACTCCTTGACACGGTTGTAGAGAACGTGTACATCCTCGCCGGCACCCTGGAGCTGCTTCTGCAAAGCATTTATCCTGTTCTTGGTAGATGTGGCCTTGTTTCCGAAATCCTCTGTTGCATCTGCCGCCCGGTTGATATTATCTGCCTCCTCACTATGAAGCTTCTTTGCAGCTCGAAGTTCGTAGAGATAACCAATCAATGCCTTCCTGGCATCGCTTGTCTTGTCTCCTGTAAAACCGAAAGCATTAGCAAGCTTTTCAGATTCGGATATCAAAGAAGCCTCTAACTGATTGTATTGCTTCAGATAGGTCTGATACTCCTTGGAGTGCTCATTCAAGCCAGCCATCTTCTGTGTTAGGTCATCAAACTGCTTGATAACCGAGTCAGATACGATGTTCTGTATGCCGACGGCTATACCGCTGCTAGAGGTTCCATAATCCTTCAACTTACCCAAAAGTGCTTGCTGAGCGCTATCAACACGGTTGTTGTATTCTTCATTAGCCTTGGAGATTGCATTGGCTCTGTTGCGCTCTGTAGCCTCCAGCTTGATTTGCTCGACGAGTTCTTTAGATTTATCTATCTCCTGCTGCTTAACATCCACAAGGTTGCTCTCGTCTTCCTTGATCTTGTCAATAGCAATCCCGTAGTTGTCATAGATGTTTGACAGCTCCTTGATGGTGTCCTTGTAAACCTTGGAGCCTTCCTTTGCAGTCTTCAGAATGGAGATTAGCGACTCGACCTTGCTTGATGCTTCATTTGCACTCTCGGTAAATTTGGAAGTCTTGGTGGCGGCATCCTCAGCGCTATTGCCGAATAGATTGAACATCGTGACTCCAGCTGCTACTGCACCAAGAACCAGACCGAGAACATTTGAAGAAGAGACCAAATTGAACAGAGCCATGGCATCCTTGGCGGTTGTGATAGACTTCGCTAAAGACAAGAATGCTTTCGCACTCTCCCAAGCTACCTGTGCCTTAGATATTGCTATCATCGATATCACCGCAGCCTTGTATGCTCCATATGCTGCAACGACGGTCATGAGTACCTTGCCTACCGTCTCCCAATTCTCAACGAGGGTGGAAACGACTCCCAATCCGGTATTGATAACACCCTCCTGGGATTTGCCGAGGTCATTGAACATCTGCTCGATGGCATCCTCAATGTTGCTTATCTGACCGGTAATAGTCTTGGACTGAGCCTCCATCAATCCACCGAACTTGCTACCCTCGGCGGTCATACTCTGCATTGCCTGGATGAAGATATCACTGGTAACCTTGCCTGCCTTGATTTGCTTCTGTACCTCCTTGATGGCGTTGGTAACGTCAAGACCCATAACCTTGGCTATCTCATCTGCGATAGGAATACCTCGGTTGAGGAACTGATACAAGTCCATAGTGTCCATCTTACCTTTGGCGATGGTAGTGCCGTAAAGCATCACGAGGTCTTTAAGGTTCAGACCCATACCTGCCGCAACGTCTCCCAATCCGATAAGCGTCTTGTTGACATCCTCGGCTGCTACGTTGAACGCAAGGAGCTGCTTAGCTCCCTCTGTAACGTCTTCAACCCCGAAAGGTGTGATGGCTGCCGTGCGGATCATCTGCTTCATGAGAGCATCAGCTTTCTCCTCAGACTGCAACATCGTCTTGAATGCCATTTCTGTCTGCTGGAACTGTCCGCGGACCTGCATCATCTGATTGACGAACTTGCCAATGCTCCAACCGCCAATGGCTATGTTCATGCTGTTCTGTATATTCGAGATTACATCGTCAATAGACTTTCCGTCCTTCTCAACCCTCTCGGCAGTCTGATGAACTGCGTTCTGAATGTCCCGAAAACCGGAAACGACCTTGGCTGTCTCGACTATTGTATCGAATTTAATGCTTGGCATAATGTTCTATTTTTCCTTGAATTTATACTCTGTTATAAAGAATCGCCGGGGAAACACCAAATATGAGTGTTCGATATGGGAACTTTACGTGCGTGCGCAGGAAGACTTCGGTTAAATCTCGGTCTCTGACTCTATCACCGCCTTCATGACCGCCTCCTTGTTGTTGCCATCGATGACCTCTTCCCCTGCTGCCGGTATATGGGCTTTCTTCCTCTCCTCGTCAGACAGATAGATTGAAGTAATCTTGTCTTTGAGCATGAGAGTCAGGTTGTTATACGATATTCCCCATACCACGTAATCGAAAGTCCATCCGTATCTTTCGCAAGCAGCGTCTATGAGTGTTCCCCATATTGTCTTGCCTCCGAAGATAAAGCTATTCTCCGACTTCTTTGCAGCGTTGACCTTTGCCATACGCTTCGCTTCTTCTTCCATTCCTGTCTCTTTGGCTATTGTCTGGTATGAGTTAGCCTTAAGGATGATGATGAGTAGTGTAGCTATATCCTCGTTGGAACATTCTTTGAAGATTAGCTCCGTCTGCCTGCTTACGCATTTGGAGTCTAGTATTTCATTCTTTGTATTGAGTGAGTGATATGCAATCAATCTGCAGCATGTCTCCCTTTTGGTGTTTGCAACTCGCAATGCTTCCAAGAATGGATCTGCTTGAAGTAACTCCTTGTCTAGCTCCAAGCTATCTACTAACTGCGACGTTAGATACATCATGCCCAGTGTAGTTGGGTAGATGTTAACGTGAGCGTGCTCAGTATCAAAGCCTATCGGCATATCTGTGAGCGTATTCGATATAATGATTCCTAACTCTTCCATATCACTCGAATTTAAATTGTTGGCACCCAAGGCAGGACTCGAACCTGCGACTTTCAACCAGCTTTTGAAGACCCTGGATTTTCATGCGACGGACTATTTGGTCTCGCTCTTCCCCTGAGCTACTTGGGTAGGTTGCCGGCTGATAACCCTCAGTCGGCGGAAGGGATATTAGGATATGCCTATGTCTCTGCGTATGTTTCCGTGATTTCAGCAGGAGGGTTATCACCATCCTGCGGCTTCTTGAAAGTCAAGGAATACTTTCCACCTGTTCCCTTTGTGGCAGTGATAACACGCCAGCGGTAAGCACAATAGACATCCTCACCCTTTGCGTTTACAGTCTTAGCCACCACGTCACCTTCTGGAATAAGTCCTGAGTGTGTATAAGTAACAAGAGCACCTTCATTTGTAGAGAAGGCCTCTTCTGCGCTAATTGTGGTGTTACCTAAGTAAGCTCCAGGTACTTCAGGATCCTCTGGCTGAATAGCCAATCTGTAATTACCCTCAATAATGCCGTCAATTGTCTTGAAAGGCTGAGACTGGTTTTTCTTAATAAAGAGCTGATACGCAGCTTCATAGGTTGACTTCTTGGTCTTGCGGTCAACAGTACCGCCTCCCTCTTCCTTCTGCTCCATTGTGTCGCCCTTTGTAGGGGTCACATTCGTGGTATCTTCCTTCGGTGTAGGAAGCTTATCCCATTCATTCTTAGTAGCACCTACCTTCTGAACAAAGATAGAACATTTTCCCCATGCTGTTACTGACATAATTTAATCATTTATGAGTTTATATTCAACTTGATTATTTATTACATGTTCTCCCGTGCTTGTTGCATATACCCTTTGCTCAATAGCGTGGGCAGCATACTCGCTCGTTCTGAACGTTTCCAAGAGATTCCAAGCCAGTTTGCAGATTTCGTCAACTCTGATAGTGTTCTCCTCGAACTGCCCATCTACGTCCTGGTCTTGTATATATATATTTACATTTATAATTGCCGTTTGAAGCTGCGTTCCCTCATTAGCCAAGATGGAGATAACGACATCTTCTTTATGAGAATTATGCGGTCTCATCGTCTTTAACAGCTTGCCATTGACGTTGCTCATGAAACCGCTTTCATTGATGTACCGGTAAACATCAGTCTTAATTGCTCCGTCTGATTTCATATCTTCCACTTGTTTATTTCATTAACTGCTGAGTCTATTGCTGTCTTCACACGCTGCTCTACAATGGATGTGGCCCATATCTTCGTTGATGCGAGGACATCCTTGCTTTCCAAGGCTTCCACCTCTCCTGCGTATTCCATTCCGGCAACGACAACCAAAGCATAAACCCTGGAATATTCCTTTGCAAGGTCATTGATCATCTTCTTGCCCTTTACAGAGCCGTCTGTGCCACTGAGAACCTGCGAAAAGGCTGATTCCATATATTTACTTCCCTGCTCGTACACGGCGAAGCCTATAGAACTTCTTAGGTTGCCCGTATGGTCTATCCAGCTTTCCTCGGCAGACCTGTTACGGATTCTAACCACAGATTCGTCTCCTAGCTTGCTCAATGCCTTAAGCACATTCTCCTGTATCTTCCTTGCGGCTCTTTGTAGGAAGGCGTCAAGAGCGGAAGCGCTGGTTGTCATTCTTATGCCCATATCTTACACTGAAGTTGATAACGATGAAATCCCTTGACCTTGATAATTACCTCCTCAGCCCCTAAAATATCTAGCTTGATAAAATCCCCATAAGAGAACTTTTCAATCCCTACGGGCAAGTTATGCACTTCGTAGGAGTAGTAATCAATAGAACCGTCAGATGTAACTAACTTGTTGGCCTCGCCAGCAGGAACTACATCACAAGTGCAGCAGAACTTCCACTCGGTCTTGCCCTGGTGATAATTTCCATCATCATCTGTATAGCCAGCTACCTTCTGCTGCCGGTATAGCTTTGAGGCATGAAAACTCAATAGACTCATCAGCAATTAATGTAAACTGTCGGCTTTGGAGTAAGTGAAACCTCCTCCTCGCCGATAGAGTTATATAAACGATTGACTTGAACTAATATAGCCTTTCGCTGGTCTTCCGAGAGGGAACCTATTGATTTGTCCGCTTCGGAGAAGCTAACGGCTTGTATGAGAGAAAGCAGACAGTCGGCAAGCGTTCCTTTGTAGGCGTCACTTCTGGCAACGTCACCAGTGAACTCTGATTCGATATCGAGGTCACGCTTTATGCAGGCGTTTTCCACGAAACCATAGGGGATAGGTATGTGTACCTCATCCACCAAAGCTTGTCCGACCGTCTTCATGATTACTCCTCAGCTTTAGCTGCCTTTTCCTTGAACTCCTTCTTCTTCACAGGAGGAAGCTCGTTATAGGCATCAATAACCTCCTTGTCGCTGGCGTCACTAGGAAGTGTAGCACCAAGAGCATTAAGGGTTGTGATAGCCTCCGGCTTCTTGTAGGTCACATCAGAGATTGTTACCTTAGCGTCCTCTGTATCTGCTTTCTCCTTTTCGGTATCAACCGAAACGTCTGGGTCTGCCAGCTTAGTATCAATCTGATAGATTGTGTCAACGTCCTCGATGACAGGCAAGCAGTATGCCTGCACCGCAGTTGTCTCACGCAATGGATCAGTTGTTGAATACTGAGAGATAAGCTTGTAATCAATCTGCTGATAGGTTACACCTGCCACTCTGTTTGTTGCCTCTGCTACCTGACCGTAAACGAGGGCACCAATCATCTTTGAGCAGACACCAATAATCATATCGTTGTTCCAAGGCTTAACGCTCTTCTTCACACCATCATGCTCCAAGCGGACAGTACGGTTGATGATGCGGAATGATACACCGGTCTCGTCCAAGAATGCCTCCTTGAATACGCTGGCAGTAGGAACCGGCAGCTTTGTGTTGGAGTCATAAGTCTGGCCCTTGTAGTTGGCAACAAGCTCGCGGGCATCCTGTGCCTTCTTCAGTTCGTCAAACTTAGCCTTACCAATCCAGAAGGTCAAGATGGTGTTGCCATCATTCGATGCTCGCTCGATACATTTCTTCAAGTCTGCAACGGTAATACCAGTATCAACATTGTTGATGCCGAGCTGATTTTTCGGCAAGTACTGATACTTGATACGGAGCAACTCCTTTGGATTATCGTCGTCACGAACAGCTACGTAGCCGTTAGAAAGACCATACAGAAGGGCGTACTCATTACGCTCATCAACACCGACATTACAAGCTACCGGGTCCTGCGCCAACTTACGGCGAATCTCTGCTGTCTGACCGCCCTGTGCTTCCATGAGTCTGAGAGCGAGGATATCTGACTCCTTCAAGAATTTCTTCATACCAACCTTTGGCAGTTTGCCGTTGGCGGTTGAAATCTTGTCACGAGACTTCAAAGGAACCGGAGAATCCACTGCTACGTAGTCAGCAGCTACGTAAGAGGTATCAACTGTATCGGCTTCCCATTTGTTGTCGGGAGAATAAACGCGGCGGAGAATGGATGTATCCTTGTGGAGATACGTCATCTCGTTCTTGCGCTTTCCGTTAATCTTCTCAATCAATGTCTTCAGGATTGGGAAGAAACTCAAGATATACTTAAGAAATAAAGAACTCTGTTGCATAAATCACCTCCTTAACCGATTGCATCGTGTCCCCACTGAAGAGTAGGAACGGCTGTTTTCAAAGCTGCCTTGATCGTATCGACAGGATAAGGGACAGCCTTATCATTAGCCTCACCTGCCGTCATAACACCTACATGAGGGGTATCTACCGGAGCTGTTGTCATACAGACACCTACATACTCGTGATTTTCCGGCAATGAAGCATAAGCCCCACCTGTTACCGGCATAGGCTTGTACTCGCCAGACTTGGTATCACGAATGATAATGTGTCCGCACTGGATGAACTCTCCAGAGAAACCTGTCATGTCAAGAATAACACCACCCATGATGCCATTCACGTAATTTCTGATGATTACAGACTCCTTGCCTGAATCAAACGTTTTTGTCTTGCTTACGCCATACATAACTTTTAAAATTTAAAGATTACATAGTTTCGGCAAGCTCATCAATCTCATTGTCCTTGATAACCTCAACCTCTTCCTTCTTAGGCTTTCTCTGAGCCGCAGGAGCACCAAGCTTTCCGAGACCTTCGTTAGCACGCTCTTGATCGATAGCTGCCAAGTCCTCCACAACACCATCGTAGAAATCGTCGAACTCAGATTCGTTCTCGAACTTCATCTTGTCGAAATTCTTCAAGACAGTCTTTCCGAACGTACCTTTGTCCTTAAGGAGTGCCTTCAGCTTAGAACGGCGGCCATCATTCTCTCGCTCTGACTTCAAACCGAGGATTTCGGTCTGCAAGGCTTTGTTCTGAGTAATGAGTGCCTGCGCCCATGCTGGGACCTGCTCTTCTTTCTCTTTCTTCTGTTTGCGGATTGGTTTCTTGTTGCCGGCAGGGTCATCATCGTCATCGACCTCGTCGTCATCCAAGTCTTGACTATCCTTAAAGCTCTGGATAGTACGCTGCGCGGTCTTTTGCGCAATCTTAAGATAAGGAAAAACCGCATTGACCTGCTTTTCAATCTCTGCGTTTACATCCTCGTCTGAGGCTTCTTCATCGAGTTCTAAGTTATTGGCAACATCGGCAGCAATACCCTCTAACTCCTCTCTACTGAACCCCAACGCCTTTGATTTGGGTTTCAGAATAACTAAAACTTGCTTCGTTCTTTTTTTCATTCTAACTAAATATTTAATTGAACAATAAATTCAAGAAATATCCCAGTACGAAGCGATAGCAATAAGTAATGCTGCAAAATTATAAAAAAAGTATTTAATCACCAAATATATTGCAAGGAAATATACTTAATGATTAAATACTTTATGGTTACATATAAATATTAGTCTGGATAATTGAGCTTATCCGGTCCAGCTGTGGATAAATATACGGAGAACATACCACATAGCTCTTTTGCTCCGTTTAGGTCGTTCAGCTTGTAATTACCGCATTCTACTTCCGAAGCACCCGGAATCGTCTTTGATAGAGAACAGGTCTTGAAGGCATCAACTATCATTTCCTTTATGAGATTTGAAGTCCACGTACCTTTAAGGACAAGGTAGAAACCTGTAAGACACCCCATCGGACCAAAATACAGAACCGAATTGCTAAGAGGGCTATCATTGCGTAAGTAGTCCGCCATCATATGCTCTATTGTGTGCGCGACAGCTGGTGACATCATATCATTATTTGGCTTGCATACACGAATATCGAATGTTGTAGCAGTCTCCAATCCCCATTTATCTACTCTCGAAACATAAAGGCCTGGCTTCAGTTTCGTATGATCAACTTTAAAACTTGGTATCATTCTCTAATAATTTACAAACAACACTAAATGCCTTTTCGGCAAGGCTATCCCAAAAATCTGCATACTGCTCGGTTTGGTTCGGCTCCAGAGGGTTATCACTAATAACTCGGATAGACGTAAATCCAATCCCTTTCTTGTAGCATACCTGTGCAAGGGCGGCAGACTCCATGTCAATAGCACATACGTTATACGAATTAGGGAGAAAATCCTTAATCGCCAATACCTGCTCTCTCGTAGTGACAAACTTATCTCCCGTAGCTATGGTTCCTAATCGGAATCTTTCATCCATATCAATCCAGGAGAAATCAGAAGGAAAGACTGCCGGCATACCTTGAACTTGCCCGTTGGCATTCGGTTCGCCGCAATATACATCGTGGTAACAGTACGAATTACCGATTACGACATTACCAGGTTTCAATCCTGCAACGGCAGCACCGGCGCATCCTACCGAGATTACTCTTGTAACTTTGCTGGACGTATTCGACGAAAGAAATTCTGTCAAGCAAGATGCCGCATTAACCTTGCCAATACCAGACTTGATTAAAGCTATGTTTTGAACATTTTTGTAGTCAAGACAATTCTTTGCAATCCATTCGCTGATAAGGTCGTATTCCTTATCCATAGCGGTAACTATGACAATCATTGCGCACCTCCTTTCGTTAGCTTAAGCTTCTTGCAACGGTTGTAAATAGCGTTCTCATCCACTCCAATCTTGGTAGCAATGGCTTTTACCGGGTACTTGCCATACATTCTGCGAATGATGAAATCCTCGTCAGCAGTAAACACGTGGCTCTTGCTGATGCCCATTTCCTTCATCTTTCGATGGATGGCCCAATAATTACGATTGAGCTGCTTTGCAATCTCCGTTGTCGTCATCACCAAAGCGTTAACCTTGATGAACTCAATCTCTTCTGCACTAAAATGTTTTCCTCTACTCATTATTTAATATTTGGGTTCATTAAGCCGCCCAAGGCTTTCTTTCTCTTTCTGTTATATCTTCTGTTTGCAGCAATCCTTTCAGCGTTCTCTTTACGATAGACTTCCATTCTTGCCAATAAATGTTCCTTATGCTCCTGGTAGTACCTTCTATGGTATTCCCGGATATCCTCCTCACTTCTCGCCATGAACCTTGTCTTTTATAAGTTCATACAGTGATGGGCTGAGTGTGCTCCATTGGTCATTATCGTCTTTCACGAGATAGAATCCATCAGGGACATAGAACTCTCGATTTCTTAACCTAACTATCAATGTCTGTTTGGTGCAGTCTCCGCTGACAGTCTTTACTAACTCTGAAACGTCCGGGCATTTCCATAATTCTTGGATGTTCTCGGAAGATACTTTAATTGCAATCATATCACTTGAACTTGATGATGAAAAATTCATGATCCAACCACTTGCCTGGGCAAAGACCTTTCTTAGGCTTTCCGATGGTGATACTTTCAATCTCCTTTTCTACCTTTGGGCTATCGTCATAGTAGCCGTTCTTGAAGAGAACGTGAGTGAATGGTACGAACTTCATTGTACCATTATTCAGTTTCTCCTTGATAGTATTGATGTCTATAAGCATTTCAAATGTCTTACCGATATGAAGCTTATCGTACTTATCGAAATCTTTGAATTTCTCATCCTTGATAAGGAAAAGGCGACTCATCCAAAAGTCTTTAATTACCCGATACTCTTCATTCTTTTCGCCCGACACTATCATGTCGAACCATTGCTTGCTGACTGTGAGGGTTAATACTTTCTTTTCCATAATTAGCCAATTTCCCCTCAGTTGATATTACTAAGAAATCGTTACCAATTTCTTTTCTTCTATTTAACTCTTTGCAAAGTACAGATGTATCAGCAAGATTGATATGCTGATTTACATACTTCTCCTTATCTGTGAAGGTAAGAAGAGTTTCGTCGGGGTTATTTACTTCCACTATATCCTCTACACTTTCCGAAAGAGATTTGATTTCTCCATGGATAAAGTCATACACATTTTTGTCGATAACTTTCTGTCTTGTCAGAGTTTCGACTGCTGTTTGAATCTTTAAGATTGATTTTTGCATTTCTTGTTTCATAATCATATTTTTTTTAGTTTATTTGAACTACCTAATATATCTCTAATATCGAAAGGAGTTTTGCCAGCCCACCTGGTAAGGTGATTCATCAGCTTGCGAGAATATCTTTCAGTAATCTTTTCTGCCTTTTACAATACGATTGTCGAACTTGTTGCGGTATTTACACTTGCTCGAATCTTCACAGAACATAACACAACCATACTCGTTATAAGCTTCCTTAAACTTCGCTTTCCAGTAAGGCGAAGGATGCTTACTTGGATAATCAGCATAAGTGTCTGCCTTCATTATCTTCTTAGCTTGTCTAATCTTCATACGCTATAATTGCTTTAATTTATTAATTATTCTAGTAAAACGTGGCATATTTTTGGAGTGCTCACTTATAAGATACTCTTTCGTCATCAAGTCGTATATCCAGCGTAGAATCGCTGCATCCTCGTGAAATTCGTTAATATCTTGTTCGTCTAAAATTATTCGTTTCTTCATACGTTACTTCTTTTTACGACAATGGCAACTTTCTGCGTGGATAACGCTAACACCATGTTTCGTGTCCACAACCAGATAATCGTGTCCTTCCTCAGTGAATACTGACATACCAATCTTCTTTGCAGGTTCATTGCTATTAGCCAATGAGCGAATTCCCTCAAATATCAATGCACCTACAAGCAAACACAAGACGAACCAAACGGCTGACTTGATTAAATTTAAAACCTTTTCTTTCATAAGCTACTTCTTTTTCCAATATTTACCAATTAAATAACCGATAACTCCACCCATAAAAGCTATAAACAGAACAGCTAGGGTAAGTATAACATAAAATCCAAACATAACTATTCCTCCAACTTCAATTCTGTTCCACCATTACGACTTTCCTTCAGAAAGTCATTAACTTCTTCCTTGTAGCTATAACCACAATCCTTCTGAAGAGCCTTTATCTTCTTATAACCGATACCAGCTTCACGGCAAAGTTCTGCTGCCGAGCTATAATCTTTGATGTAGCCAATCACATTTTGAATAACTGACCACTGACCTCGCTCGAAGTCTGTAACGCTATCATCTTGTGGAATACCCAATGCTTTGTCGCACAGTCCACACACTCTTACCATTTCTTTTTCAAGCTGCTCGAAGGAGTACTGGCTCCAGTGATATGTAAGGTAGCTTGCACTACCCAATGCTTCTTTAACTTTTTTATCCATACTTATTCCTCCAACTTTTCAATAGGTTTCCAATGAGTGATACGAACCATTCTCCCTTCCCATAAGATAATGAAGTCATTACCATCTTTTGGGACGGTAGTGCATTCCACTCTTCTGTTTTTGAAAACATTATCAGGAGCCATCTTGCTTGTTACAAAGACTTCTTCTCCGTAAGGTGGCAACCCATCCTCAACAGATACCCAGTCTGACTTATTGAGTTCTTTCAAAGCTTCTTCTAAGTTAGAGATAACGCTATATTGGTTAGCTTGCCTACTCCAAATGATAGCTTGTTCTATCAACTCTTTAACTTTCTTCTTATCCATAGTTGTCACAAATTAAAATATTCACGTATCTGCTCACCTGTCATGCGATATACCTCAGATATTCGGCAGTCTCTAATTGGGCTATCAAATGCACTGATATATTCATCATTACAACTACCATCAGCAACACGCTCTACGGCTTCTTCTGAACCTGTTGCAAAGCCAACGCTTAAAAGTTCCTTTTCCTCGTTACTAAGCCCTTTTCCTTCCAAAGCAATATTTAGAGCGATTTGCAACTCGTCATGAGCCTTATCTGAATAGCCTATAGCCTTATCAATATGACTATTGATTGATTTCTCTTTCTTATCCATAGTTCTATATTGTTTCTTGTTTAATCACTTCATCAAACCTTGCCTCCATCTGTTGAATGATATTATCTATTGTCTTGCCTTGATAGTCAGCAGCAATATCTTTGAGGACTGCTATCTGGCTTGCTAATCTGAATCTGTCTGTCATATTCTTCTTTTAAATTATTGAATACAAAAAGCGGCAACCCAACTTGTGGATTACCGCTTATAAAGTGGTCGTTAGACCTATGTTTTAAAATTTGCTGATATAGCCTACTCTAATAAAGGAGAGTCACCTCCTGGAGATAGTTTTCTAAAACGTTGCTCTGCATTATGCTTGTCTAGAGATTTTAATTGCTCCTTTGCCATTTTATGTAAAGCAAGGAATCTCTCGTCTAGGCTTTCCATCCTTTATGAGAACAGAGTTATACGATTCCATTGCTGATAGTACAATAAGCTGATTAATTGTAGCCGTGTCACGCATATTCAACCCCTTCTTAGCTAATACTGGGTTAGCTTTTTCCCAGTCTTTCGCTGTATAACCAAATAATGCAAGGTTAAGCATATCAGCCTCGCCTGCATAAATACTGCTTGTGATATTACGTTTAGTCTCTTCTATTGTCAACTGTGGTATGATACATTCTTTAATAGCATCAGTATGTACTGCATAATTCACCTTAGAAAGCAATCTTTTTACATCCCAATGCAGTAATAGAGGATTGCTTTGAGATTCTTTCAATCTTTGAAATTCTTTTATAACTAAAAGATTGAACTCAGGACTAAGCCACATTCCGAAATGATAAGCTATGTCCTTATGCGCAAATGTACCACCATATCTACCAGCCTTTGCAAATATTCCTATTGCATTGGTCTTTTTAACGTATTCAGAGATGGAAATGTAAAAGCTGTTACTTCCCGTCTCTTTTCTAATTCCCCCGAATTCGGGGGAATTAAAATTAGGGTTGTTCATACTCTCCCAAACTCCAAGGAAATCAATAGTAGATTTGTTACTCAACCATTTCTCGATTAATTTACTTCCACCATCAAATCCTTTTGTCATATCCGTTAAACAGATATAGTCATTCTCATCTCCCTTTAATAATACAGAGATTTCAACATCTTTAACTGTAATTTTCTTAGTCTTTGCCATATCATTTATATTTTAAAACGCTGCAAAGATACAGAAAATATTTGTAATCTCCAAATTTATTTGCGGTAATCCACTAAGTCAAAGAACACTTTTCTCTTCTTATTCCCCCTCTCCCTGTTGCCAAGGAGAGGGTGGTTAGTTAATCTGTTACTTCAATGTACTTAACTGGATGTTTCGGGTCTGCACAACATGCGTGCTGAATACACTCAAACTTACCATCATACACACATCCCTCACATCAAAGTAGGGTCTGGAACTGCTTTAATCATATTACTATCTAATTTATATCCTTTGCAGGATGGTTAATCAATCTTTTTGATACTATCAATTTCCATACTCCATAGCACAAACTCTCTATTGGAGCGAGTGCCATTTTTCTTAGCAGGGTTGATTCTTACCTCAATCTCGCCAGTATAGCCTCTATAACTTTTTCCTGGAACAATGCTTTTAATCCAACAAACGTCACATCTGGAGCAGCTAACTTTGTCGCCAACCTTGTATGGTAAGCCCTCAATGTATTCCGTTACGTAAGAAAGAATCTCGTCATTTATAGCATTAATAAGATTTTGTTTCTTTGTAACCTTTGCTTCTAATTCTTCTTTTGTCATATCTTTAAAATTTATGCCCGAAGGCGTTAATCAATATCGTTTAAAGAAACCTTTTCTGTATCTCTTGGAGTTCCTACTAACTTTCTTTTTCCATTTTATACAGATAGGGCACTCATTTGGATTTCTACCAATAGCACAATTACTATGCACTTCTCCTTTTCCTGGTATTTTATGAATACATGTACTATGTGGACACATACGCTTTACTTTTTACGATGATTAAACTTTTTTATGGCGTCCCTCTTAGAAGCAGCCATAATCTTAACCCCCTTGATTGTAAACTCATGCTTTGCCTTTGGCTGGCACTTCTGTTTGTCAGAAGGAATGTTGCCTTTCGGAACATTGAATCTAATACGTGGAAGACCAAAAGGAAAATCACTCATTTGGTATTCCATTTCAGTTTTCATACCAATTATTGATAGTAGTCCATTCATAATCTACCCTTTCTTTTTCTAAGTTCTAACATTCTCCTAGTTCTGCGGCTTTCCTTGCCACTAGGAGGGTTACCACCAAACTTTACTTCTGGGATTTCATAATTCTCATAGATGGAAGCTTCTTCATTGAGTGCCTTAACTACTTCTTCAGTCAAGGCTTCTTCAAGTGATACACCAGTTGGTGTTACAATTATCTTTGCTTTCATATTACTTACCTTTTTATTTGTTAATCGTTTGCACCAAAGTCCATAAGAGGGTCTATCTCGTAAAGATGTTCTTCTGCATCATATTTTCTTTCTAACATATTTATCGTGTTAACTAGATGAGTATCTGACATATCCTTAATCGATATTTCTCTACCATCTTTGGTTTTCCACATGATTTGACCGGAGTTCTCTGTCTGATCCATTGCTCCAGTTTCAAATCATCTATATCAGCTATTTCCATAATTAAATCGAATTTTGCCTTAAACAATGCTGATAGTGGCTCTGGCTACAATCAGCGTATTTTGATATTTTTGGTAACTCCCCATCATAAGGAGTGACTTTCAATCCATCTATAAAATCGGCATTCTCGGTATACACTTCGGTATTATGGTCATTCATATATACTATCTGTGCTGATGTAGAATGGCTTTCAGCTCTCAACTTACCGAGTGACCGCCAAACTTGTTTACGATGGATAAACAATCCATGCAAAGGAATAGTCTTTACTTCTACTTTTGTTCCCATAACCTTTATTTTAATACATCTATTCTCTATCTAAATAAAACGGGGAATATCGCAATATTCTCATTTCTCTTCTCATCTTAATCTCTGCTAAACGAGCAGCTTTATAAAGATTAATATATGGCTTATCTTTGAGATATTGAATAAATTCGACAACAGAATATTCTTTCTTTTCCATAACCTTAACCATTTAAAGATGATAATAACTATTTGATACCCTTGCGCCCAAATCGAAGCAGCCCACGGCATCCGGCTTTAAGAAGCGTTTCTCTAACTTCCCCAATGCCTCTTTATACTTCTGCTCCATGTGCTTACAATGAAGCTTCTGAGCAGTTTTAAGTTGCTCGACAATACCCTTGCGAGCAACTCTATATTGTTTATCCGACATCATAGCCTTACCCTTTCACATAGTTGATTACGTGCTCCTGAGCTTGCTCATGCAAGTTGTCAAAGCGTCTTCTATAACTTTGGCTGTCTGATTTCCATTAAGGTTCTCCAGCATTTCGCCAACCACTTCTTCCATCGAGCCTAGTGGTAAAGAACAGAACTTATCAACTAAGAAGTTCTTCTGCTCGCTTATGGTCATATCATCGAACAGGTCCGATAAATCTACTTCAACTTTATAATCTGCCATAATTTTAATCGAAAATATGATGGTTCAACTTTCTCTTTCTGAGGTTTCTCTTAATCACTTCCATATCCTTATGGTCGTTAGTGTGGTCCGCAAGAAGCTTGATGATTTCATAGATGTCATTTGCGTTATCCTCCAGGTTGGCGCAAATGCTCTCGTCACCGAAGAAACTCTTATTAAAGGGTTTCAAATGGAAGTACTTTTTGGCTGCATCCTGCATCTGAGTGTAGTGCATCTTCTGCTCTTGCTTGTACTGAACGCTTAACAGCCTAAACATGCCCTGTTCATCCTTGATGAGCTGATCCAATACATCTGTTACCATTGCAATCAAGCAGCCATTGACCTGCAGGCGTTGGATAATCTTTTCCTGCTTCAAGCCAGATGTTACACCAAGCTCTGAGAGTGTAACCTTCAAATCGTTTACTGTAACTTTCTCTTTTCCCATTGTCTTACTTTTTAATTGTCAAACCATAAACCTGTATATCTCCATTCCCAGTGAAGACAAGTGTCATTAGGCTTCTTGCCTTCACTATAGCATATCTCGGAAGCTATACAATTACTACATATATGCTTCATAATCATGGAAGTTTAGATACCAAATAATCTATCTCCTTATCCGTAAGCTCCAAATCGTTCTTACGCTTAAACTTGATGATGGCATCTACTCCGACCTCGCCTTTAACCAACTGATAGATGGCATCCTCATCAAATCCCTTATCTAAGTCCTTGATAAGTTCCATTCCTAAATCATAGATTTTCTGTTGAATCTCCTTTTTAAGGTCTGCGTTAATTCGCTCTAAAGCTTCTGCTTTCTGATTAAATCCGCATCCGCCCTCAATGGCAAAATCGTTATTGATGTTCTGACACATCTGGTCAATGTCCTTGCTACCGAAGAACTGAGCGAAATAGGTATCACCCTTCAAGGACTGTAGAATATCGATTTCTTCTTGCTTTATCATAACTAATCCTCCTTGTCTAACTTATCGTACTCCTTACGTAGCTCTGCAATCTTATTTGCAAAGAAAACCATTGTCTCTTTCAAAAGCGAAAGCATGTCTTTATGATTGAGTATGTCGCCAACTGCTGTATAGTACTTAAGGTTTTCGTTTGTTTCCAGAAGGTCAAAGCTGCCGAAGCTTGCTACATTGGTGTTAAATGACTCTTCCTGGAAGTTACCTACCTTTGCTTGGTAGCGAATCACCATCATGTCTCTTCCTACTCCTTTCAAATTCAAATGAGCGATAAGTGACTTGTAGCCTACGTCAACGCCCTCTACCTCCCAATCAGGACAAACAGAAATAATGTCTCTGATTTTCTTTGTGGCTGACTCGAACGCATTCTTAATGTTCTTTCTAACCTCTTCCTTCTTTGTCTCGACTGAATTATTCATAATCTTTATAATTTTAATTGGTTCAACTTATAAGGTAGGCTCTGAATAGTCAAAACTACTACCTTTTATCTATATGCAAAGGTACGAAAATTTTCTGATATATGCAAATTTACCAACGATTATTTTAGTTAAAAATACTAAAACCATTAAATATATGCGAATATATCCGTAATTTTGCCAAATCAAACTTCGAAGATTATGATAGATTTTAATGAACTTTTTAAAAGAAATGACGTTGGCAGCATCATAGGAGAGCTGAAACAACGCGTGTTGGATATTCCACTTTGGAGTACCCTGTTATCTGAGTATGAGCCTATGCTCCATGAAATCGTAAACGACCACGTTGGCAGACAGGACAGAACGCTTGATGACGGAATTGTAGAAAAGGCAGCTAGATTGCCTGTAGGATTGGAGAAGCTTCTTACACGAAGAATCTCTGAGTTCACAATGGCTATACCGGTCAAGCGTGTATATACGTATGATCAGGCTGACGAGGAACTGAAGACGATTGTGCGTGCCATCGAGAAAATCTACACCTGTGCACACATTGATGCCGTGAACATGCACAGAGCAAAGTGCTATTACGCCTCTTGTCAGATGTTCACACTTTGGTACACGCAGAAGAAGCCTAACAAGCTCTACGGGTTCGACAGTCAGTACAAACTGAAATGCAAGACATTCTCTCCAATGGACGGAGTTGACATCTATCCTTACTTTGATGAGTATGACGACTTGCTTGCTCTGTCATTCGAGTATAAGCGTAAGGTTACTGACACAGAACACACCTTCTTCGAGACATATACTGCAGACCATCATTACAAATGGGACCTGTCTTCAGACGATGAAGAGTCCGGATGGAATTTGGTGGATGATAATGAGATTTCTATCGACAAGATTCCAGCCGTTTTCTGGTACCGTCACAAGCCATGCTGGGAAGGATTGAAACCTATACGTGAGAATATCGAGTACACCATTTCCCGAAACAGCGATGTTGTGGCATACAATTCCGCTCCTGTCTTGAAGATTGCCGGTGCCATCGTTGGAATGGAGCGAAAGGGAGAGAGCAAGAGGGTGTATAGAGTCAGCGAAGACGGCGATGTTAGCTACGTGTCTTGGCAGCAGGCTATCGAGGCTCTTAAGTATCACGTTGAGACTCTAGTCAAGCTTTTCTTCATGCAATCTCAGATGCCGGACATCAGTTTCGAGAATATGAAGAGCCTTGGCAATATCGGCTATGATTCAAGAAAGACACTCCTCATGGATGCCCATCTTAAGATAGGAGAGGAGACTGGTGCCTGGATTGAAGGCTTCGAGAGAGAGGCCAACGTCATAAAGGCGTTCCTTTCCAAGATGAACACGAAGTGGGCAGCTAGAATGGATGAGATTACTGTAGAGCACGTCATCACTCCATTCATCCAAGAGGATAAGATGGCACAAATTGAAACGTGGATGAAGGGCAACGGAAACAAGCCAATCGTCAGCCAGAAAGAGTCAATCAAACGTGCCGGCATTTCCGACGACCCAGATGCTACTTACCAAGAGATTCTCGAAGAGGATGAAGCAGAGTCCAAGAGGACAGCAGCTACTATGCCTAACTTATTCTCGGAGGAATAGCTATGAGAAAGAAGAAGGAAGATAAAGTGCAGCATTTCTGCCGTGAATGTGCTCATGCTACTGACTTCCATAGTATGAGCCTTAAAGGTCAGCCTATCCTAGCCAAATGCCCATATCAAGAATGGAGCGTTCTTCTCAACTGGGATTGCTGCAAACACTTTAAAATGAAATTGTATGAAAAAGCCAAAACTGCCTAATCAGAAAAAGGCATATAAAGACCTTGGCAAGAGACTGAACGCTTATACCAGGAAAATCATTTCCATCTATGAGACTCTTGCCAAGGAGTCCGCTAAAATCGCCACCTCCACCGACTTCGATGGGGATGGCGAGTTCTCTTTTGATGATTACCCTAGAACAGAAAAGAAGGTGAACGCCTTGTTGGATTACTATTCAAACAATATGCAGGCCTTGGTCTATAATGGCATATCGGACGAATGGAAGAATAGTAACACCCTGCAGGACCTACTTGCCAAAAGGGTAATCGGCACCTTTACTAGGAAGATAGCGGACGCAAAGCAGAAAGCTTACTTTGAGCACAACAACGCGGCAAAGAAGGCTTTCATGGAGAGAAAGATTAAAGGTCTCGGTCTTTCAGAAAGAATATGGAACCAGAGAGCTGATGTAAAGGAGGCTCTGGAAAAATCTCTGTCTGTCGGCATAGAGAAGGGTATGAGTGCTGCTAAGCTCAGCAAGAAGGTCAGCAAGTACCTTAATGATTATCCGTCACTTGCCAAAGCCTATAAGAAGAAATACGGCAAAGCCATAACCATTCAGAACTGCGAGTACAGAAGCGTGCGTCTGGCACGTAACGAGATAAACATGGCCTACCGTTCTGCCGAGCAGGAAAGATGGGCTAGGATGGACTATATTAAAGGCAAGGAGATAAAGACAACCAACAATCCTAGCCATAAGCACGATATGTGTGATTTGCTTGCTGGCATATACCCGAGCTATTTCCCTTGGGTTGGTTGGCACGTGAATTGTATGTGCTATGCCATCCCGGTAATTATGAGCGAAAAGGAGTATTGGAGCGGTAAACAGCCAAGCAATGCTATGCCTAAGAACTTCACAAATTGGGTAAATGATAATAAAGATAAGGTGAAGCAATCATCCTATATCACCCAATACGCTCGCTCTGAAAGGTCACAAAGGCAAGTTCGAATAGCTGCACAGAACTCACCAGAGGTGAGGGCAAGACTTCGAGAATTCATTAATGAGACAATGCAAACAAAATTTAGAGAGGTAGAGCTACCAGACGGTCAAACGGCTAGAAGACTTTATCTCAATAATAATAATGAGGAATTTGTGGTAGGACGAAATTTCTTTTCTGAAACGATGGCAAAGAATATTAGAAATAGAAGACTTAGCGAAACAATACAAATTGCAGCCGATGTAAACGAATGGTTTCCTACAGCAACATTTGACAGGATTGAGGAAGGTAACCATCATGATTTTCAGTTCAAAGTATTCCATGCTACTTATCAAGGAAAACGAATAGAATGTAAGGCTAAACTTACAAGTGAAAATATCCTTTATACTATGAGATTACTAAACTAAAAAACAAGGGATTGGAAACCCTCCCGAAGTCTGCATCCGAAGACCGACGTGTGAGAGGTCTATCCAATCCCTATTTATCTTTTTCCTTCACCGCTGCAAAGGTAATATTTTATTTTGGAAAATCCAAATCTTTTTCGAATTTTAATTGGTTCAAGTCCTCGCTGGTGCATTTAATGTCTTGTAAGCCTCGAAAGCCAATGTGCTCACGTGCTCACTGATGGTGGTGGAGATTGTCATAATGTCTCCCATAAGGAGCATCGTTTCTCCCTTTCCGACCTCTGTGATGAGACTCAAAAGGCAGTTGATTTCATCCTTAAGCGTCTCGGCTTTCTTCATCAGCGGTGTTGGCCGCTCGACCTTGACCTCTTCCTTCTTCTCACCAGACTGAGAAGCAATACACTTCTCAACAGCCTTCGGCACTCTCGGCTTCGGCAGGTTGCAGATGATGTTCTTCTCCTTCAATGCGAGAAGCCAGCGTCTGCCTCGCTCCGTCCAAAGAGGTCTTCTTGTGTACTTGCCCTTGATAAGGTGTGTAGTCACCTCAGTTAGCTGATAGGTGGAGTAGGGACTTGTCAGCATCCACTCATAACCCTGGTTGAACGCAAGGCCAACCTCCTTCAGCTCTTCGTACAACTTCTGTGCGCTGCTCATGCCCAACTCCTTCGCCATCTGCGTAGTGGAATAGACACCCTTTGTCATGTCGCACTTCTGCACTCTCTTGAAGCACTCATCGATTCTCTCCTGGAGATCACCGGTGATTTCCTTCTGTCTTGTTAACCACTCCTGGTCCTTTTTAACTTCGACCAGCATTTCCTTTGCGAACTCTTTCAAGCTCATATCTGCATTTGTTGCCATAAGAATCTGTTTAAGCAACCATCGAGCTCATTTAATAAAGAAGGGCAGCCGCTCATTACGCCCTCAGATTCACCTCTGCTAGCGTCCCAGCTTCGGCAGGTCGTAACATTGCAGTTGCCCTATTTAGTAGGCTCTTAGACAAAATTACTACCTTTATCCTATATGCAAAGGTACGAAAATTTTGTCAGATTACCAAATCTTTTAACCTAAATTACGAATTTAATTTATTGGAAATCAGAGAGTTAGATTTGAGGTAAGCGATAAACTTATCAAGCATTCTTGACGTTCGCTCTCTAATATCCGTTTCTGTAAAATCTGTCAACGTCTGTGACAGCATTCGTAATTCGTGTATCTTAGTTCCAATCCTCTCGCCTGTGGATTTGAACTCACCATTATAATACTTAATCTTGTCAGCAAATCTGTAATCGGATGCCCGAATATTAACTCTTCGTTCCAATACCGATTTGTTTCCCAACATTTCAAGAACCTCGTCACTCGACAATCCACCTTCCTTGACTTGTCTGTTCCTTGGGAAGATGTGTTCAATATCATATGTTGCGTCAAGAGGAAGCAATTCCTGGCTATCGAAAGAGAATGCCCACCACACAATCATCGACTTCGTAATCGCACGAGTGTTTGAAAAACTGAAGTTGGTGAATTGCGAACGGAACAATTCCTCTTGGAATAGATAGTTCTCGAAAGCAATCTCTTTGTTCTCTATGATATTCACCATCTCATTGAATACTGGTGCTCGCAAGGCTGTTATTCCTGGGTTACTGATAGCGTATGCCCAGATAAAGCCTATCAAACGATTCAAGAACAGATAGAACTTCTCGTTGTCTAGCATATTCTCAGCATTCTTATAGTGCATGAAATATACCGATACAATATAAGTCCATAAGCTGTTAGGCGCATAATTCAATACAAACAAGCGCTTTAGTACATCCACGGAAAAACGGTCTTCGTTCTGAGAATATACATCTTTCCAGAAGTCCGCAAGCAAGACTAGATTCTCTAAAGTCTGTTCTCGTCGAAGTAGAACATATCCATCTTTCTCATAGAACTTACGAAGTCCTTCTGTCATAGAACTACGATTAGTCAGCAATGCCCTCTCGTAGTACATATAGCGTGTAAACAACTCATCCAAAGGTGTTCCACGATATGGGTGGAATATTTGAGTAACGAGTTCGTCAAGCTCTTTCCATGTAGCGATAAACTCTTCCTTCTTTCCGATGGATGAGTAAAACTTATAGAGCTGTGCCTTGAAGATGTCTGAGTCAGACAATGGCTTACCTCTATCATTAAGCGTCGAAAATATCCTAAGAGCAGTATCTTGCGACTCAGCCTCTATCGGAAGTAGTACGCAGTTATTGAGTATGCGAGCTGGATATAGTGCAAAGAAAGAAGGGTATTCTTCAATGAATTTTCCTATCTTGTCTTGAAAGTATCTGAAGTTGGTCGCATACCGACTTTTTCCTTCTGATGTTCCTTTTCTGAGAATATCCATAAACTCTTCCTTGTCGTTATCAGTTGCAACCTCCGAATTTATCTTCAAGTCGTTTGGATCATACTCTCCGAACTCATTTGCTCTCCAAATGCACTTTTCTATGTCCTCTCGCATCTTGATAGAACGATTGTCTTTCATGTGCTCCAGGCGATTGTAGAAAGCTCGCAGTAAGAGAAGCAAGGTCGTAAGACGCTGCTGACCGTCAATGATTTCAAGTTTCCCTTCGTCATTACGGAATGTTACTATAGGACCGAGAAAGTAACTCTCTGAAGAATCGAAGCTGTCGCAGTTGTTATTCGGGAATGAAAAGGAAAATAAGTCTTCCCATAAGACCTTACATTCGTCTTCTCCCCAAGCATACGGACGCTGATAATCAGGAATCAAGAACGTAGCTTTTTTATCTTGAAAAAGATACTTTACGTTCTTTTGATCTACTATAAGCTTTGATGACATAGCAATTACATTCTACTTTTCATCAAACTCACCTTTCTCATCAAGATAGCGTACAGCTGCTTTCACGATAAACGAGAATCCTCTGAGTACAAAAGAACCTACCAGGCAAAGCAATGAGTCAATAACGTAGCCAAATGCCTGTACGCCACTAATACTTGAACTTTCATATCCATAACCGCCAGAAGTATTCAAGGCGTTTATCCAAGTTATAATTGAACCTATTATGGCTATAAATGAAACAACAGCTAAAATGTTCGAGATAGTTACAAGATGGTTTCCTACCTGTGGAACAAATTTTCTATTTCCCATATGATGCGCCCGTCATGCCGGTAGCTAAGCTTTAGTTAATAATCCGTCTATCAGATTAATAACGCATCATATGGTACTTTATTGTGTTGAACCAAAAAAATCAGATTATTTTTTTTGAGTGACTTTTCTCGCCCTGCATTCAGCTGGCGGTACTCATTGAAGTCTTTGTAGTGCTTGACCTTACCGTAAAGCTTCGGGTGGTCCATCATATCGTTCAGCATTTCTTTACTAAACTCGGTGAATCCAAAATTATAGCCACTCTCACCACCTTGTATAGCACCACTTCCATGTGTTCGAGATGGCACGTATTGATATGTGAGACTTATTCCTCCCTCAGATGTATATTTTGCAAGCTGATAGGATAGAAACTTTCCATCCTTTCTTACTATGTAGCCATGTAACTGATTTATAGCAATAACACGATAGCCTAGTTTCTTAATTTCCTCCAGTCTGTTTTTCATAAGCAAAGAACTCCATTCCGACACATATAAAGGCTTTCTAACGTTCACGTCGTGAAAGTTCTGAATGAACACATCAAGCTTTTCACAATCCCAATCTCTTGGATAAGTTATGTTGACACATCTTCGCAAGTCTCTTTTGTAATTAATCAGGACGAAAGTTTCTGTCTTAGACTCATACTTTCTTTTTAGCTTAACCTCTAACTCCATAGTTATTTCTTCTTGAATTTATAGTTTGGGCAGCTTCTCTTGTTTCCCATCGCAAGCAGTACCGGGAACAGCAGACCGTGCCTGCAACCATTTCCGTGCTCGTCAGCAGCCTCGCAAGAGAAGCAGCCGTAATACTCGTTAATATTTAATGCTGCCATTATTCGTAATCCCTAATGTTCAACAATACTGGAAATCTCGGTACTCCAGCGTCAGAATACCCTTGATGCTGAACAGTCGCCGCCATACCTATCAACTCGTCCTTATCGGCTAAGTATTGAGCTCTGAGTGACCTTGAACCTACCGGACGGGCACAGAACTCGTACTCTCCACACTTCAGTTTGAATATAGCGGTACCTGCATCATTGCCCTCCGCTTCCAAAACATCGACCACCTTGAACTCTGTCGTGTCGAACGATTTCAGCTTCATAAGGTCATTGCTTCTGCCCTCGGTATATGTTCCATCTGCATTTCTGATAATAGCACCCTCGTAACCGGTGGAAACGAATATCTTGTGCCATCGCTTGATGTCCTTCTCTGAATGAGCAACGAAAGTCTGCGTAAGGTACACCGGTCCGTTTGGATCAATGGAATCAAACTCCTCCTGCAGAACTTTCCATCTGGCAGAAAAGCTTCCCGGAATCTGTGCATCGTAGATGACCATACGTAGCTTGTCAGTCATAGCAGAATGGCACTTGACGGCAGAACATATCTGCTGGAAGGTCAATTCCTGGTGGTTGTATATCTCCCCATCCAAAGGAAGCATATCGCGATGTTTCTCTCCCCAAGCCTTAATCTGAGGAACATCATATTCCTTACCGCCTCTCGATGTGAGGTGAACCTCGCCACCATCTCCTTCATGAAGGATGCAGCGAACTCCGTCATACTTAGGCTGGGTGAAGCAAGGAAACTTCGTCTGTGACGGATAATATCTTGTTGCTAACATTGGTTTCATACGCTACTTAATATCTGAGGTTATTTTAATTCTCAATGGAGTGCCATTCACTCTGTGCGTGACGAAAGACTCCAGGTCCGTATAGAAGCTGCTGTAGCACTCTACACTAGAGCTTTCTACTTCAATGGTGATAATCTTTTTCATAGCCATTTCCCGTATCTCCTGTGAATCTCATCGTAAATGTAGGCTCCGCTCGTATGCGAAGCACTAAACATTAAGATGATGTCGTTATCTACCTTAATCTGACTTGTCCTGACAACCTTATCGTTCTTGACGTGGTCGCAATAGACCGTGTTGCAGGAGTGATATAGGCACATCGTGCGCCCATATCTGTCTGTTCCTATATTCTCTTTGTACATTGCTAGTCCTCCAAATCTACATTAAAAGCAGCCTCAATAACATCTTTGATGTCCTCTGTATAACCGAAAATTCCGTTGTACATTAGCCAATTATCCAGCAACTCCGTGTTAGTCATTTCGGCTACTTCACTCTCATTACACTCTGCCTCTACTACAAGGAACTCCATCAAATCATTCTTATCCATATTACTTGATTTTATTAATGTCACAAACTAATACATTACCTACTATAACGTCTCTGATACCTGCAATATTCACAAGCATCGTGGCGTTCTCGTTCTGAGGAAGGTCGTAAACCTTGCCTTCCTCATTAACTACCATTACCTGCGACTTGCTGAGTCGGACCAACTCGATGTGTCCACCAACAAATCCTCTCAACTCCTCCAATGAGAAATCCGTTCCGTTGGATGGCTCCACATTCTTCTGGGCGCCATCCGTGAATATTACTGTTGACAACATAGGCTAATCATTCTCTTTGCATTGTTTATAGAATAAGTCTGCGTCTTGCCGTCGATATAGACGTATCTCTGACCGAACATATCCTCAAAAACCTGGATGATGTGCTTCTTGTATTTGAGAAGCTTTGTTTCAAAAATACCGTCCATAGCTAAACCTCCTTTATTGAAATGTTCTTACTAGGGTTGTGGCCTCTGCTTACTGCAATGTCATAAGCATCTGTCATGTTCTCATAATCACTCTTGCTAACGTCCTTCTTATGTTCGAACTCAACCTTTTCTAAGGTCTTGTCATCCATACCGTGAAACACTTCCTTGTAGAATGTAACTAACAAAGTACCCATAATCTTTATTTTTTAATTGGTTCAACGATAGGTTTGCCTGTTAATCATCAACAGGGTATGCGATTTTAGTCTCGTACAACTTCTTGGTTGCCTCGAACACCTCTTCTCCCTGGAACATTCCGCAGTCTGCACTCTCGAAGCCCCCAGTCCTCTGCGTCTCCGTCAAATATACCATATGCTGAAACTCGGAACAATGTAGGTGCAACTGAAACTACATTGATTGCCATCTTGCCAGATGCTATTCTCATAAGCTCTGAAACCTCATTAACTGTCATTTCATCAAAGCGAGCATAAACTAAATTCTTCATAATCTTTATAATTTTAATTGGTTCAACTTATAAGGTAGGCTCTGAATAGTCAAAACTACTACCTTTTATCTATATGCAAAGGTACGAAAATTTTCTGATATATGCAAATTTACCAACGATTATTTTAGTTAAAAATACTAAATTATAAGACGTTGGTATTCAAATAGTTAAGGCGCCTACTCTCACGAGCAAACGCCTAGCTAACATGGTTTAAAAAGAAATTACAAGAAACCGCCACGTCTGAGCTGTGCATCGGTAGCATTGTTAAGCCACTCCTCGCACTTTTCTACGACGCCCGTACAAGCGTCCGGCGCATCATCGTGAGCGTTATATCCTTCCTTTCTGTAGGATTTCATATCATGGGCAAACTCCGGCCACAACTGTTCCCAATTAGAAGGGAAGACTAGTTTATTGTTTACCTCGCTGGAGCGAGTGAAGATTCTAATCTGTTTGTTCTTCGATTGCGTGAACGTTACGAACTGGGTGATTCTGTTTCCGTGTTCCCTTGTTATGCGCTCGACATTGCGGGCATAAGAGCGGCCACCGTTGTTACTTTCAACGAAACTTACCTCTGTCTGATTGCGCTTAACCATATTGGCTTGCGCTGGTTCCGTGTATTCCATCGGTCGCTTGGTGTATAGAACATCGGTAACATAGTAGCCGTCATCGTGTGCATCGAAGCATATAGAGCAAAGGAAGTCGAAACCGGTATCTGCCGAGTCGGTGTAGTTGCCGATCATTCTTGCATACCTTCTGTCCGGCAGCTCATCGTATGTTCTGAAGGCATGGTACATAAGACCTTCCATAGGGGTAGGGTTCTGCATGTACTGTGTCTCAAATACGAACTCGCTGGCATGCTTGATTTTATACAGCTCCTCCAGCGTATGCTTCCACGGCCACAAGGCTCGCTCCTTTCCGTCCTCGTCTGTCTGTATTACCGGGAGGGAAACAACCTTCCACTCATTTGGCTCAATCTCTTGAAGGTAACCGCACAAGTCGTGCTCGTGCAACCTCTGCATGACGATGATAATTGGCGTATGACGTGAGTTTACACGGTTACGGATGGTTGTCTCGAAACGTCTGTTGATAGACTCTCTAACGTTATCGGACAAAGCATCGTCCGGTCGTAAAGGGTCATCGATAACTATGGCTCCCGAAAAGTGACCGGGGTTGAACGTAGCCATAAACTTATCCATGTTCTTTATGTCTTCTTCGGTCCAGTCTGGCTGACCTGCACCAAAACCTGTGATCTGACCCAAGGTAGATGTAGCATACTCACCACCACCTGCCGTTGTGCTCCATTTTGATCTTGTGTTATCGTTCTTTCTGATTTTGACATTCGGGAATAGTGTTTGAAAATATGTGGAAGTTATCGTGTCCTTGACTGCCATAGAATTGTCCTGGACGAGACTTCCGGAATAAGATATGTGCAGAAACTTTGAAGCAGGGTTCAGCGCAAGACCATATGCGATAAACATCTGTGAACACAAGAGGGTCTTTCCGTAACGAGGGCTGATGTTGATAATCAGCTTATTCGTCTTTCCCCTTATCACATCCATGAGCGCATCACATATAATCCTGTGATGTTCGCCTATTACATACTCACGTCGAGCAGTATAGGCGAACATCTTAGTAGTGAATTGCAGCAGGGACGATGCCACTAACTGCTTATGAAGAAAACGTTGTTTCTCAAAGTCCATTTATCTTCTGTAATTCTTTAATATCATCCAAGGACAGCTTAGGGAACTTGAAGTCCTCGCCATCCTTGCCGGTTACTTCTTGAATATGCTTGTCTGCCAATCCGTTGAGCCTTGCAACAATGCTGGAATCAAACTGATGAAGCATGGCACCATCAATCTGCTGGGCCATCACGACATTCTCAATCTGTGTTATCACCTGCTCAAAGCCTGGTCTCTTAAGATTACCTCTCTTGAAATCCGCCCATTTCTGAACGATGCCACAGAAAGCACAAAATCCGACAAGGGTATAGGCTCTTCTGAAAACCCTTACCTCTTGTCTCATGGAATTTGTGGATTTGCCGCTGCCGCCTGCAATGGAGTTGCTACCAGTCTTTTGCTGCCAAGGGTCATTTTCAACATCATCACAGTAAGCTACAAACTTATCCCATAATTCCTGAGAAGACTTAATCTTGTATGGTCTTCCAACAGGATTGGGGATTCTATGTACGAAAGACTTTACTTTCGGCTGTGATGATTCATCTGTCATGGCTTCTTAACTTTTACTAGTTTACCGCAAGCGGAACAATTATACTCATAATACTCAGAAGGCTTGACCTGGATATTCTCCTCAACGCCCTTCATTTCCTCCTTGAACTTTTGGTCCTTCTGGGCTTCCGTTACGACCTTCTTAGCCGTATGGTTAGTTTCAGCCTTTGAAGGTGCGGCCGCAGGCTTCTGTTCCTTTGGCTTAGCGTTGAGTCCAAGCATACCGGCAATGCTCTCATCGAAAGCAAACTGAATGCTGTTAGGATCACCGAGATAGGAGAGCTCCTTGCGAAGCTTCTTCTCGTTCCAAGTGGCAAACTCGGACGTCTTGTCATCAGCGATTCTATACTGCTTAATCTGCTCATCAGTCAGATAGTCAACACGGATGCAGGGAACCTTATCCATTCCCAAAGCCTTAGCAGCCTTATACACACCGTTACCGGTTACAATCACGTTGTTCTTGTCAACGGAAATAGGCTGAGTGATGCCGAAATCCTTGATGGACTGCATGATTGCCTGTACTGCCGTCTCGTCGGTCTTGTGCGAACCGTCATGAGGCACGATACTGTCAATAGGTAACTCAATTACCTTATCATTAATCTTAATCTCTTCCATACCTGTTAATCCTCAATTTCTATTGTTTCCATATTTCCGCAATATGGGCAAACGACCTTCATATAATGTGAACCGTCCTCGCGCTCTTTGAGAACGAACAAATCCTTGGCAGGGTCTTCCTCCTCATCCGAAGGAGCTTCCTCGCTTTCACCAGCCTCTTCATTTGATGGAGCCTCGAAGTTCTCCTCTTCCACCTGAGAATAGTCATCTTGGAAACCACCATACTCTTCTGCCTGCTGGTTGATGCTGTCGAGGGAGAAGTTGAGCATCTGGTTGATATCCTCAAAGAAGAATGCCTGCATATCGGTAGGAACCTCCATATTGCGCAATTCCTCCAAAAGCTGGTCTTCATCAAAAGAAGACTTCTCTGCCAGCTTGTTATCGAGAATGCGGTACTTCTTTGCCATTTCGTCGTCCATATCCGAGTAAACGACAGGAACGAACTCCATACCCAACTGGTAAGCGGCCACGTATCTTGTGTGACCGGCAATGATTACACCTGCCTTATCAACGAGGATAGGCTTAACGAATCCAAAACGCTTGATACTCTCCTTGGTAGGCTCAACCGCATTCGTGTTGTCACGAGGGTTGTCATAGTAAGGAAAGATTTCACTGAGCTTAACTGACTTTACTTTCATTTCTTATCCTCCTTCTTCTTGGCTGTCTCTCTTGCTACGCGTCTCTCGTCGACAACCTTTTCGATAGCCGCATTATACTTATAGTTCTTGAAAATCTTGGCGAAACCGGTTACATACTTAAGCTTTACAAGTTCTTTCTGCTCCAGACCTACCTTTTCGCAAATCTCACGCTCAGACACACCATCTCTGAGCATATTGAAAACGATATTGACCATTCCATCAACAGAATGGCTTCCACGGGCACGGTTGTGTCTTACTGTTGATGCCATACGCTGGTCGATGTCCTTGTCTAGGACTACAATCGGCAGCTTTCCGCCACATCGCTCATTGATGTCCGCAAACTTGCGGATAACGAGGTTTCTGTGGAAGCCGTCGATGATTACATACTTCTGCAGCTTCTCATCCCAAATGGTAACGATAGGCATTGTGTAACCGTCTTCCCTCACGGATGTATAGAGAAGACGCATTTCCTTATCTGCCACATGGTTAGGGTTGTAGTTGTTGGCTACCACCATATCCTTGTCAACCCAAAGCACGCAATCTACAGGATTGACGTTCTCCGGAGATAAGGAACTGATATACTTTCTGAGGTCGTTCAAAAACTGCACCTTATCCTTGGCAGCATCAAACTCCTTCTTGATGTTCTCTTGAAGATTCATATTCCTTATTAGCTTTTTCTATTTTTACATAATTATCGCTCAGATACTGACGCAAAGAACGCTCTACGCTCTGAATACGCTTCATACCGAAATCTTCCGCAATTACGCAGACAGCACTTGTATAGCCAATCTGATGTATTACGTAGTCAATGCACTCCTGACAATGACCGGCTTTAGCTACATTTCTCTTCTTGGCAGCACGGTAACCTTTCTTGATAGTCTCTGCATTCTTCTTTTCTTCACAAAGATTATCTGCAAGATAGTCAACATATTCATCCCAATCCTTGAAATAAGGTGGCAAGTTATAGCAATATGTTGCAACTTCATTAAATACGTGTACAGACGTATTGACGTTTGCTACTCTTCGCACCAGCTTATCGTAGAACCATGGATCAACCTCCTTGATGAAACCTAAGTCGTGGATAGCCTGCTCATGAATGAGGGAACTTACTCGACACGCTCTGAGTGGCTTCTGCGTGAACTGATAGTTATAGAGCTTGCAGTACGGAAGCTTGTTGCTGAAGATGTAATACCATACATCATAAACCTTCCAATCCCAAATAGGGTAGAGTACCAGACTTCTCGGTGTGCCGTCTTTATAATATCCGCCACCACCTCCCCATGTAATACCTGGAAGACACTCGCCTCTAGTAAGACCCGACAATCGTGCCGGCGACTCCTCAATACGGACACCGCCCAAAGTTAGGTAGTCTTTTCCGAAGAGCATTCTGTGTACCTGGTCGAGGGACTTGGAGAAATACTGATTGTGAGGGATTTCCAAATCGCCATAAGAATCTGGCTCCTTCTCACGAATCCACTCTTCTCCTGGCCCCCATACATTGAACCATTTTCCCCTTGAGGCATTCCATTCCTGGAAGTATGACTGAATCCAATACGGCTCAACCCACGGTAAGTGCATGATGTATCGTACATACTCGATAGTCATTGGAGTCTCTGCCTCTTGGTCTAGGAAGAGGACAGGAATCTTTTCAATTCCCATCTCCTTCATAACCTCGTGCGCAAGGTTAAGAACCACGGTAGAATCCTTTCCTCCCGACATCGTCACGACAATCTTACGCTTACCATAAAACTCCCGAAAGATATATCTGAATCTTTCAAGAGCTGCCTCATAAACGTTTTTGTCACTGTAAAATATCATTTCTTATTTCTATTGTTTAATAATACCTTGTCGCTGGAATTACTGAAATGGGTGTCAAGGTAATCCTTAAGCCTGCCCATCATTTCATTGTTGTTGTGACCGCGAGCGGCATTGTGCATGATTGTTGCATATCTCAACTTCTCTTCGTCGAAATCGACAAAGCATACAGGAACCATCTCATATCCGATGACACAGGCGGCGCGGTATCTGTTCTCTCCGTCCACAATCTGCATCGTCGAGCGGTTGACAACGATAGGCTGAGTAAATCCGAAATAGAGCAACGATTTGATGAGAAGGTCGAAGCTGTCTGCATCATGCGTGTTAGGGTTATAGTCATTCGGATAAATGTCATCAACCTTGACGTATTCAATATGCAGCGGCTTCACCTGCTCAACCTCGATATTGTCCTTCGCCAATTTCAAGGCTAGATTTTCCTTAGAGTTTTTTGTATTCATCGAGAAATTCCTTGTTTACGATTTCTTTAACCCAATCCTTGCTTGACTTAGCCAAATAAGGATTCTTGAACTCACTCTCCCAATCTACAGACTCTACATCAAACTGGTTGTCGTAGGTCTTGCTGTTTCGAGGAATGCCACCTACGGCGCCTGGATTGTTGAACGTGCTTCTGTATGCACCGAAATGCTGAACCAAACCGGGAACGATAGCGTAAAGGTCGATACCCTTTGCCTGAAGGTATGCCTTAAGGCGCGAATCATCATAACGTGTCTGATCATCCGTCATCTTGTTTGATGTTTCAACAAAGTCCTTGGCTAGGTCATTTGGATATACGCTAGCCTGCAGCCAGAAGTTGGTCTTTGTAGAAATAACGTGCTTACCCTTTGCGTAACAATCAGTATAGTCACCATTTGTTGGATTGTAGAAACTGATAACGTTGTTTTCGGGAGCAAAAGAGAGAATATGTAAAATCTTGGCAAGAATGTTGCGGTCAAAGGTAATGTCATCGTGGATAATCATGCGATGGGTTCCTTCCGCTACCTCTTGCGTCAACGCTTGGGAATAATTGTCCCAAAGACCCTTACCTCGGTCCATAGAGATACTGACAGGAATACCATAAGGCTTCGTGCTGGTCTCTATCAACTTCTTAAGGTATTTGCCCTCACGTTCTCGCTTCGGAACGTTGAGGATGATAATCTGAGAGAGTTTAATCATATGCGTAATTATTTAGTAACTGTCCATTCTCCACCTCGCTTGGCTACCTTGCTTATGGCTACAGCCAAACGATTTCTGTTCATATCGCTACCATAGAAAACCTTACCTGCGGCATAGGCTGCTTGGGCAACAAGTCCTTGACCCATGAAGAAGTCTGTGATAGAGCAGAACGGAACATCCTTACAAATCTTGAACACCGCATCCCATTCATCCATTCCCTGGAGTCCCCAGTCTTCTGCCTGCTTGGTGCCTTGGATAATCCAGCACTTGCAATCTGGCTTATGATAATAGGTGTTCTCGTAGATTTTTACATGAGGGAACAGCGATTCTACCATAGGAACCAACTGTTTCTTATTTCTGTAGAAGCACTCGACGAATAGTCTGTCCGGATTAATCTGCTCGATGCACCTCTTGATGTGGGCAACGAACTCGTCAAAATTATCAACCGGGCATTGCTTCTCCGCCTTGGTATAATACGCTTTGAGGACACCTTTACTTCCTGCCGGGTCGATGAATACACAATCGGCATTCTTTGAAAACTCCGGAAGCCCCAAAGTAATATCGGCAATGGTAATCTTGCTACCATTGCCTAAACTGTAAATCTCGCCTTCTGTGATGGGGTATTTGTCAATACTGCCATCATAACGCAAACCTTTCTGTGATGTCATACGCAATTTACTATTAAATAATTGTGATACTCTGATACATTTTCTTCACCAAAAAGACTGCACAAGACCTTCTTTGAATAGAAAAAATGTCTGAACTCCACATCACACTTCTCATAAGTGACCGGATGATATTTTTCCTTGTAGAACATCAAGAACTTGCGAGCCTTGCACTGCGATATTGCCAGAACGGCATAACGGGAAAGATAAGATGGGGAACCGAACAATGCTACGATATTGTCGAAATTCCTGCAATCTAAACTCTTTCCGTCGAAAGGCTCACATACAACCCTATCCTTATAGGCTGGGTATTTGTTAGTGAACTGCTCCAACATTCCTTTACTAGGATCAATTCCTAGATATTCCTTTGGGTCGATTTCTGCAATCTCTGTCAGCAAGCCGGTACCACATCCGATGTCTAGGATTGAACCGCTGAGAGGTGGGAGCATTTGCCCCACCTCACGGTTCTCAACGAGACTCATTTCATCACGAAACAAAGTGTCGTACTTACTTGCTATTTTATCATACTGGGAATAATTCATTTTCTACTGTTGCCTGTTGCCAGGTGATTTTTTTACTTGAAATGGTTACGAAATTCTTGTGATTGTATATGTTACAATTCGGGAACATCGATTTCAGCTGCATTCTGTCGTAGGTGAAATGGTGCATTTCCTCGAACTCTGCAGGGGTGTAGTCATCCTTGTAGAACATAAGGCAATAATCCAGACCACTCTCGCCCAGCTTGCGAAGATACTGAGGCATGAAGTAGGAAGCCGTACCGAAAAGGGCTACCACAACGCTGTCTGCTGACATCCATTTCTTTATCGCCTCCTCAAACGAAATTGTGGAACATCTGCGGAAGAACCCTGTCGTCTTCTCCCTGAACTGCTTGATTGCTTTCTTGCTAGGATCAACTCCATAATACATTTCCGGCTTTATCTTGGTGAAAGCGACGAAGTCTCCGTTTCCGATGCCTGCCTCGAAAAATCTTCTGTCCTTGAACGTGAACATGATAGATTTTGCCATCACGTCCATTTCCTGATTCGAATAGATTCGCGGTACCGGCCACTCCAGGAAGTCGAACTCGTTGAAAACCTTCTGTCTGTTCAAAATCCAAGTAGTCTCGAATGGGTCACCCATCGTCCAATACTTGTAACCATCAATGTAAAGGTAAGGAAAATTATACTTCCCCCATCTTTCATGGACTCCATTGTCTCGCTGTGCGCTGACGAAGTAATAGAACTCGTCGTTTGTCAATGCGCACTTGTCTCTGTGAATGTACTCATGAGGAACGTCTATCATTGAAGTGGCCCATTGCCACTTACAACGCTTGATGAACTCTCTGAGCTTACTGTAATCGTATTCCATCGCTGCAAATTTAATAAAATATTTAATGATTAAATACTTAAAATCTAAAATTAACTATATTTTAACATAAAATTGTGCATATATGCGGCTTTGATAGTCAAAAACACCGCAAAATAGGCTCTTCTCATACGCAAAGGTACGAAAAAATCTCGATATATGCAAATATATTAAACTAAAATTTTAGCCAAAAATACTAAAAATTACGCCGTTCTACTAGCCATGTTCGGGAGCCTGGATTCTATCTGCCACAAATTGTCTTTGATAAGCTTTAGAATGGCATCATGAAAAGCGGAATTGATGTTTCCGTGGCCCTGGCATTGAACAACGGTAACATCGGCTAAGTTTACCTCGATTGTCTCCATACGCTGCCCGTTTACCTTGGCAGAAAGTATGAGGCAGTTCGGCTTTCTGTTCACATCGTAATAGCCGTTTCTGAATACGCAGTGCCCCATTTCCTTGCCCTCTTCAAAGAACTCCTGGACGGACTTAAGAACCTGTATGTCTATGGCGCCATCCTTTATGTCAATGTCAAAGAACTGCTTTCTCCTGTCAACATATACATTAGCCATTGCTTCTGCCTTTTTCTTATTCTCCTCTTCGGCTTTAGCAGCTTGCTCCAGATATCTGAGTTGCATTTTCTCTTCCGCAATCAAACGCAGCTTAGTCATTCTGTCCTCCATTTTCTTTTTCTTGTTGTCTGCTGCCTTTAGCCACTTGTCGTGCGCCTCACGAAGATTCTCCGGGCAAACTATAGAAGGGTTACGTACATCTTTCTTAAGATACATAATACTGTCGAGCATATCCCACCACAAGCTATCGTAAATATAAGAAGCCTTTCCGTGTCTGACAACAATCTTGACGGCAGACATTTTTTCTCTGTCGAAGACAGCTTCATGGTACTTACACACCTTCCACATATCAATATCACGTCTCATGAGAGTTTCATTGTATGGGTTAGCATTGACGGAACGGAAGATTTCGTCACACAGAATCTTTTCCCCGAAGTCTCTGAGAGCATATTTATACTTGCCTTGGACTGAAGCGTAATATACTCCATCGAATCCAATATCACGAGGATCACCCAAGAAACTCCATACAGTATGCGTTCTTACTTCCAACTTTCCGAAAGCAGAAAAAGCATCTTCTATATATCCGCTGGTTCTCTGCTTGGCAAGAAAAACATATTCCCCGTCTTTCAACCATTGCTGCATACACTCCTTGAAGTAAATCTTCTCCTTAATCATCTTGTGGAACCGGAACTTCACTCTTACCTGAAAGTATCTGAGGACCTGCCATCCCTTGAATGTGCATACTAGATAGAAACATCCTCTTGAAAATCTGTCACCATACTTGTAAGCATCATCTTCAGAGATGCAAGTCTTGATGGCCCACTCACGTTGCTTGTCTGATAACTCCGGAATTCTGTCCGAGAGTTTTACAACTTCACGTTCTGTCTTGTTTCTTGGCTTCATAACTCACATATTAAAAATCAAACAAACTCAACTGACCAATCTCAGCATCTTTCTTTCTCTGAGCCTCGGCTTTCTTCTTCAAGCGCTCCTTCTCAGCGGACTCCTTCTTCTGGAGTTCGATGATTTTGGCTTGCTTGAACTCCTCCTCAGCCTTCTTCTCCAGATTCTCCTTGGTCTGGTCTGAGAGATTTGTAACAATGGTGCAATTCTGATTCTTGGTGAATGAAACTTCTTCTTCATTATAATAGTGAATTGCAATTCCATAAATCTCATCATCGTCAAACCCCTGTCTTCCGGATTTCTTGACCTCTGAGATAATAAAGTCGCAGCAATCATCGATATTCTTGCCAGGCTTGGCGTAATCCTTTGCGAACAACTCATCCTCTGCTGCACGCTTGTCAAGATATGCCTTGATTACCTTCTTGAATGTTTCTGATCCTTTCATAACCTTTCCATTTTTTGAAACCTATAGGCTTGTCTCTAAAACCCTTACGGAATGCTTCTCTCATAGAGATGCAAATGAAATCTACGCTGCATTGTGCCAAGCCCGTACAAAACGCACAATCCTCGCAATCATCCATTGGTTCCGCTACGTACACGATGCCGTTAATGACTATCGCCGCTTTCTCCTTGAAGACTGCCATTCCTTTTCGCCAGCAAGACCTTTGCCCTTGTTAATCTTCTAGCCAAATCTAAGTCTCTAGACATTGTGGCTTTTTCATTAATAAAAGCAGCTGCTTTCTGCAAAACACTAAGCAATTCTCTGAACTCAGTCTTCGTTGTCTTCACTTCCATACGCTTCCTGTGCCGTTATAATTCTACAACCGGTGTAATCGTCTGCAGAAAGGACAATCTCACCATTATTAACCTTTTCTCTAATCATAGAGCAAGCATCCGTGTTTATATCTGCCTCTACGGTTATTGTCTTACTCAAAGTTTCTTGAATGCAAACATCATATTTCATATTATGTTACCTCCCATGTTTCAATGTTAAACTCGTAGCTTTTACCGCTACATTGACTTTGCCCAATATTGCGCAAATCTCTAAGTTGCTCTTCCGAAGCTCCGTTGGCCTCGGCTGTTGCGTAGCATTTCTGAAGGCTATCGGCTACTCTAAGTAATTCGCCGCTTCCTTTTGTGTGCCAGGCATCATCTTTATAAATTAGATATACCTTCATAATTAAACCACTTTAAAATGAACACTAGTTTTATCTTCTCGTTCGTCAGCAGTACAAGCTAGGTTTGCACAAGTAACTTCTTGATCGTGAAGTGGAACGTTAGGTACACAAACGACGCAATTAACACAATCTCCACATTCCGCTACCACGCAGGTTTTCCCGTTTATACTAAGCTTCTGTCCGATAAGGATAGTATGTTTGTACGCCAAAACTGCTGACCGCGATAATATCTTTCCCTTTCATAATCAATCCTCCTTTTCTTTTAAGTAACGAAGGTATAACTGACAGTTGTCGCAATCAGAATTGCATTTGTAACTGTACTCATTGGCGCAAGCCATAAATAATTCACTTCTTTTCATAAGCGTCCCGATAACTAATATATAAGTCGTAAATCATCTTCTCGCAAGCTTCCATGTCTTCCAGCACATCCCTCATGCGATATGGTGCTCCGTTCTTTCCATGGCCCTCGTTGTCTAACCATAAATATGTTTCACTGTCAGCATCAAATTCTACGTAACGCTGGTGGATGCTGTTGATCAATTCTTCCGCACTTTCAAATGGTTCGATTGATATAGAGAAGTCTTGACCTGCAGGTGAATATTTCGAAAAGAGCAATCCTTTCCCATTTGTGTATTCCTCTTCGGTGACAGTCCAGGAATCGGACTCTGCTATTTTTATTAATTCTTCTATTTCCATACTGATTAAATTTTAAAGGTCGGGTGCCGTCTTTCCGAGCTGTCGCAAAATAAAGAATATCAAACATTGTTTGTTATTTAATCCCGACCATTGATTAACGATGATTTTTACTTAATTCTACATGTTTCACCTCCAATCTTATTAAGTTTAACTTCCATATCCTGTAAATCTGCCAACGGCAGAACTTACGCTTTCATTTGTTACAGACCCAGGCTTCAAGAAGTACTTGTAATGCGTACTTCTCTCCAACCTCTTACTCCAGCAGAAACCGAAAGCATCGAACTCCTTGCCGCACCATTCATGTGCGTAGTAATATTCGTTAGCATGTACCTTTTGCTCCTTACTGAGCTGAAAGAACAATGCACGATACTTGTTGCACTCTGTTGGATTCTCCTTGAAATCCTTCTCAATCTGCTTACGCTTCTCAGTATATTCAGCCAATTTCTGCTGGTATTCCTCCTCGCTATCGCACAGATAATAATCTGTGTCTGTCCAATGACTGTCCCAATAGGAATTGGAAGACTGATGTATATGATAAATATTCTTCATAATTGTATATTTTTGTTGGAAGGTAGGCTGCCGTCTTTCCGGCTGCCAGATAAGAATAAGGTATCTAACTAGTGGGTGTCCTTACTACCCGTTATGTTAAACCTTACTTTTGCCTACCTTTATAATAAGTATATAAATCCATCATGCTATTGTAGAACCACTGCCATGCGACAATCTCCTTCTGCTCTTTGGTAATATCCAGGGCATCAGTAATCATCTTTCTGCGCCAGTTTATCAGTCTGTCACATGACTGGATGATTCTTGCAATCATCACATGGGCGACATTCTCCATCATTACCGCCTCGCCATTTACCATCTTCAGGGCGTACTTTTCTGCAGCATCGTGCCAAAGGTTGTAGGCTACAGAATCATTATTGAGCATCAGATAGAGTTCTTCCATGTCTGCCGTTCTCGTGTATTGTACCATTTCCTTTACCAACATAGCTAGCCCTCCAATTTGTCTATATACTCTTTTCTTGCCTCCGCGAATACCTTAGCTTTGCGCTGGTCCGAAAAAAACTCTTTGACGGAGAATCCCAATGCGATAATACCATTCTCAAAATCCCATGTATATCCGCATTCATGGTTGCCAAACTCATAGATGAGAGCATCCTTCAAATTCTCGTCATTTGAATAGAACTCCTCGTCCTCCTTTACTGAACGCTCGGAAAACTCGATGAACAGATGGTAGTCCTTTGTGAGGCAATAAGCACCGGCACCGATGGAACATATTTTTTCTAGGTCTTCCTTACTTGTGGTAAGCCCCCCCATTCTGCCATCATTTTCTCAAACTGCTTATCGCCAAAGGCTGCTTTCATCGGGAGCTTATTGAACTCCTTGTGTTGTTTGGCTTTATAATCTACATATTTCATAACTCATTTGATATTTATACGCTTATATTCTTACACATATTCCCTGGTCAACACCACCTCTGTTATAATAGCGGCTGCACGTAAAGCCAAGGCTAGTCAGCCAATCCGTAATAGCCGGATGGAATTTGTATGGAGCATAACAGTCTCTCCACCAATCCTTGCTATCTGGATCTGGAATTTTCCAATCATACGAAAAGTGTGCTGCGCCACCGATTAAAGCGTAATCATTTTGTATCAGGTTCTTCTTGATATAAGCAAGAAGCTTTTCCTTGTGTTCCTCAGTGAGTTGAGAAACTCTAGCTGCTCTGATTGCATCGATTAAACTCATACTCGTCTCCTCCTTTACATAAGAACTACAATGTAGCCTAATGACTTGATAAGATTGAAATTTGAATTTCTCATAATTATTCCCTTTCTATTTTTTAAGATTAAAATTGTATAATAACGCCAAATGGCTATCGTCTAACTCTCTCCAATCATCAACTGTGTCAAGATAAGCCTTGACTTTTGAAAGCGTAATTGGAACCGTTGGATAAACAGAACAAAATCTGCGAAGCATGTACTCTGATAAAGATTCTTCCATAGCCTTCGAATTATTAATGAAATCTTCCTCATCGTCAGCAAGCAGACCTTCAGCCTCTTCCTTAAATTCATTAAAGTCCTCATCCGTGTCTTCATAATTCAATGCCTCTCGAATTATTGCCCACAACTTTCTCTGCTTTTCGTTAAGCGAGTTTAATTTTGTATTCATAATCTTTATAATTTTAATTGGTTCAACTTGTAAGGTAGGCTCTGAATAGTCAAAACTACTACCTTTTATCTATATGCAAAGGTACGAAAATTTTCTGATATATGCAAATATACTAACGATTATTTTAGTTAAAAATACTAAATCGTAGTACTTTGTAACTATCTGATTATCAGAATGGTGCATCTGCTTCTTCTGGCTTTTCGAAAGGAACCTGTACATCTTCGTTGATTAAATTCGTCTTGAAAAAATTTGTCGTATTTTTGTTGAATCCCATAAAGAATTTGAACGTTCCGATATTACGTCCCTTGGCAACGTCTATCATAGCCGTTCCGTCAGTAGGATAATCGTCCTTGTTATCAAATGGGGCAGGGTACGCTCTGTTGTAATACTCTGCTCGATAGACTAGGATGACAACATCGGCAGCTTCTCCTATCTGTCCACTATCGCGCAGTCGGTTCAGATTCGGCTCCGGGCAGTTACTATCTCTAGACAACTGACTTAGGGCGATGATCCATATGTTCAGTTCCTTTGCGAGGTTCTTGAATCTTCGTGCGGCATCACCCATAGCCTGCTCCCTGCTGAAACTCGTACTCCTGGAGTTTACGTTAAGAATCTGCAAGTAATCAACTACGGCTCCGTCTATGTCCTTCTGCATCTTAAGCATTCGGATGGAAAGAAGAATAGAATCTATATTTGACGTGCTCTTGTCATCAAAGAATAAATTCTCTCCGGGCAACTTTCCTCTAGCATCATCAATCATCCTTATCTCGCTTGGCGCCAGACTGCCCGAATAGAGGATATTGTTGGCCGGGATGTTCGTCTTGGCAGAAAGCAGACGTGCAGTAAGCTGCTCCTTCGTCATTTCCATAGAGTAGAAAGCAACCTTTGCTCCGTTCTCGATGGCGTGTCTTGTCATGCAAAGTGCGAGGCTCGTCTTTCCTTGAGAAGTTTCACCGGCTACGATAATCAAGTCAGACTTCTGCAGACCTCCCTTTTCATCGAATCTCTCCATACCGGTCTTGGTTCCTGTCGTGACACCTCCAACGGTGGCATTCTTAACCATTATCTCATTTAGACTATTCATTGCATCATCGAGCGTGAACACTCCATCTGCTTTCTCAAATACTCCTCCGATACTCTCTATAGCCTCTTGGTGGGCGTCTGCGGTCAGAATCTCTTCCGATAATCCAACCTTGGAAAGCTGCTGCCCGACAACCCAGAGTTTTCTTCTTCTACCAAGGTCCTGCAATCTGATGGCATGATATTCTACATGTGCAGATGATGCAATCTGTGCCGAAATGTTCATCAAGTCCAATGCTGTTACATTCGACTTCTGCTTACTGAGCTCGGCAGAAACAGATATGACATCTATCGGCATACCTTGCTTTCCCATATTATCAACAGCCTTCCATATATCCCTACACATGGGGTCGTAAAAACAGTCTTCATCTAGATACTGGCTTACTAGAGTGTATGCGGTAGGATCAACAAGAAGACTTCCGATAACATATTGCTCAGCCTTTGGGTCATTCACTAATGGCTGATTCTGATATGGTGATTGTGCTAAACTCATCTGAACGATTCCTCCTTGAAGCTAACTATCTTGAACATTTCCTTCATTCTGTCACCGATACGCTGATTTCCATATTTCTCCGATATATCAGCCGCTCCGAAATTACTTGAAATAAAAGTCGGAAGTAGATTCTCATACCGGTATTCAATCAGCTCCGTAAACGGATAAATGCAGTTTCCGAAACTCACAACCTCAGTTGGCTCCTCGCAAAGGTCGTCAATGAGAAGGTATCTCGTATCTTTGAGGGAACGGAAGTCTGCCGGTGCCTTCGCCACGTTAGCCATGTCTCTTGCAGAAATGAAACGAGGATATTTGTCACCCTCACAATATCTGATTTGGTTGGTATCTACGAGATAAACGAGCAGGTCACGGATAGCTTTAAGCATCGTGGTCTTTCCGTTTCCAATGCTTCCTGGAAGGAATAGACCATAGAAGCGTGTTTCCGTTGTAAGGAAATCGCCAACATCTGACAGATTTCGCTTTATCTCCTCTGTGAGAACAAATGCGTTCTTACGCTTTTCAACCTCTCGCTTGTAGAATGCGTAGAGGGCATTCTTTATCTCCCGATTATCTATTGGCAGAGCCAAACCCCGATTCATAGGCTGCTTTGGACTCATACTTCGGGACACCTGATTCTTTTCTGTATTTGTTTCCATTGCTTGTTACGTTTTGTTTATGATTCTTCATTTCTGAAACTATCTCGTTATACTGAGAGTCTATCTTGTTGACAGAGAAATTGTTCATTATCCAAGTCTTGTCAATAAGATGCAGGAACTCACTCCACGCTTTTAGCAGACTATCATCATCCGTCGGCAGCGGCGGGTTTTTGTGACTTCTAGCGAAAGCGATTTTCTTTAGGATAGAGTTCATTGCCTTCGCATCTTTAGCCTGCCAATAATATGGCTCTCCGTATAGCTCTAGGAAATAAGCCTCGAATATCTGCCGACCTCTATGGCATGTAGTATGTTCTTTCGATGGCTTCTTACACGCGCTCGTACGCTCGGGCGAGAGAAAGAGTTCGTTAGAACTCAGCCGTCTGCTAAGACAATTTTCTTTTTCTTTTTCTTTTATAGGGGTTTTAGGGGGAAGGTTTTCTTTTTCTTTTTCTTTTGGATTTCTAGCATTTGCTACGTTTTTTCTAGCATTTGCTTGGCATTTGCTAGCATTTGCTAGGATTTCTGTAGCATTTGCTAGAGAATTTGTAGCATTTGCTAGAGATTCGCTAGCATTTGCTACGTTTTTTCTAGCATTTGCTTGGCATTTGCTAGAAGACTCCTTTACGTTTTCTGCGAAATTTCTAGCTTTAGCTGCACCTCCGGCACGACCGGCTCTAGCTCTAGCTTCGCTGACTTTTCTTGCCTGCTCGATAGTGTCTGAAAGTTCCTTAGAATAGAAATATTCTTCCTCAACCTCAAATAAATCGAAATCCTCAACTACAGATTGCACCACAGAAACATCAACACGCATCTCATAAGCTATCATAGAATAATCCTTTGACAGCTTATGATCCTCGTCTTCCTCCAATAACTGCATGAGCGTAACATAGATTCCATAGGCAGCCATGCCATGTTCCATTCTTGCTCTCATTACTTCTGGAGAGTTACTATTTTTGATGCAATTATATTTCATAATCTTATTGGTTCAAGTCCTCGTTCTTAATGAAGCATATCTTACCTCGCTTTATGCTATTTGCCAGGGAGTCAACTTCTGTCTGTAACTTACTGTAAACTGCACTTTGCTGCTTAGAAATAAAATTATGGATAGAAGGGCTAATCTTTAAAGCGATAAAAGCCATCGCCTCCAAAATCTTAAACTCACGATACAACACACCTGCCGACTTGAACTGTTTGTCCAAGCCTACCAAGAACGTTCTGTAGTCCTTGATTCCTTCAAAATCTCTTAGAAATTCTGTCTCTTCCATATTGTATAATATTTTATTTATAACTATATTGTTTCTCCTTAATGCAAAATTACGAATTTTATCTGATATATGCAAAAGAATTAACTTAAATACTCAAAAATACCAAAATATATTTAGATATATATTTGGCTATCTCAATTTTTTTTAGTACTTTTGCAGTAAGTTTTTTCCATTATATTCTGTAAAAGAATATTGTATGGGTTTCTCTTTAGCCTGCTGGCGAGCAGGCTTTTTTTATTGGGATTATTTGGCAATTTGAAAATAATTCATTACCTTTGCAAACAAATCCCTTTAAAGTATAATCTTTATAGGATTTTAATTGGTTCAAGTCCTCGGTGTTGTGAAACACTGGGGACTTATATTTTTTACAGATTAACGGTGATACCTTTCTCATAACTCAGTCTCTTTACTTCATTAGTATAATACTTAATCATTTTCTCCAACTCATCGTCATCCCATTTCTTGATGGAGTGAGCACGCTCTCGCAGGGTGGAAAATCGGGAAACACCAATCTTCTTTATCAGATTCTCCTGGTAGTATATAAGATGGTCTGACTTCACTCTGTTACACCCGATACATTCTGCATTGCAGTTATCTTCATCAAATCTGGTGGCCATGTTGGAACGTCCGAAGAAATGACCGCAATCAAGCTCTCTGTACGGCTTTATCTTTCCGCAGCTGATACATTGTCCCATGCCGCTCGGCATGCAGTCTCTCAGACGTATATACAACGCAAACACCTTGTCTAGTCTCTTGACTAAATTAGGCTTACTCTTCTTTCTCTTTTTGGGAGCAGAAGGAGATTTCTTCTTTTTCTTATAAATTGGAAACATTTCTTTTGAATTTACATGTAACATATTTGTCCGTCATGTTCGCAAAATCAATACATAAACGGCAAGCTAAACTTCCTACATAAATTGGTTCTTGTGTAAATACTCCCTTTCTGCAATGCGGACAGAGAGTTAAATACTCAGTTCCTAATGCGGAATCTCTTTGCTTATATTCAATAAGCTCATTTAGAACGCTCATCTTAGTACGACATTAGTTAATTGTGTTCCTCTGGAATACACCGCCCATTTCGTGGTTCCTGGAGGTCTGCTAATAAAGAGGTCTGCGACATTTCCGAATCGGCTATAGTTTCCCGACAAGTCAACTATCCACCCGTCCTTTCCTTCAAAAGGTCTGATAGCGCGACCTACCATCTGGTAGTAGAGTCCGAGAGATTTCGTCGGGCGTGCTAAAATAACGGTGTCTAGGGCAGGGTAGTCGAATCCCGTAGTCAGCACACCTACATTGGCAACAACCTTTATTTCTCTCCTCTTGAATCCTTCAAGAATGGCTTCACGCTCCTTTTTTGGTGTTTCTCCTGTCACGATGGCGGCATTGACTCCGAGTGATTGAAGCTTATCAACCAACTGCCTGGCCTCCCTTGTGAAAGCGGTAAATACAAGTACTCCCTTTCTAGGAATGCCGCTTTTAGGCTGCAGAACCTTGACTACAGTGTTTGATAACTTATCGTAGAATCCGCTACGCTCATACTCTGCGAGGAGACTTCTTTCATCATAATCTGCACCGGTGGAGTTGCTTCTGACTCTTCTTAAATCCAATGTCGTCAAATCGTAATAATGCAAGTCTGCGAGATAACCTTTAGAAAGCAGCTCTCCAATCTGACAACAATAGATGACCTTTGAAAATATTCTAGGTCTTACTCTCGTGAGGAACTTCAAGATGGAACCTCCTTCGGCACGATCAAGGCGGTATGGCGTGGCTGTTAATCCAACAACCTGTCTGTTCTTCGCTTCTATGAACTCCTTGTACTGCCCAGCTTTAGAATTTACGTAATGGCATTCGTCAATTATGATGTTCTTGAAACAATCGAAGTCTGACATATGGTTCATTACGCTTCCGATGGTGGCAAAGGTTATTCTGTTTATATCCTTACACCCTACAGAGGCACTATAGCAACCGCAATCGAAGATACCATAGCTTTGCAGCTTGGCAAAGTTCTGCTGGAGTATTTCCTTGCTAGGTTGAAATACTAACAGCGGCCCTTCCAGGCGAGAGGCGATATCTGCTATCACCAAGCTCTTTCCTGCACCCGTAGGCAGGATAACCAATCCGTTCTTGTCAGCCTTGCTAGTGAACAGCCTTACGGCTGCATCACTAGCTTGCTTTTGATAATTTCTAAGAGTGTACTTCATTACTCGCCGAATGGTAATTCATCATCGTCATCATCTGAAGACTGCTCTGGCTGAGCTTCTTCTTTTGGCTGCTCCTCTTCTGGGAACTCCAATCCGAAGACCTCTTTCATGCTCTCACGATTCTTGACCTCATTTGCCCAAATCTCAGAACGGTCCGGGATAGCATAAGCCTTTGCAAGTAAGAACTTCTCGGTATTTGCATCCCAATTATATACGAGATAGTAACCTGCCAATGCAATACAGAACACGTTCTTCGACTTAAGACGCATATCAACAGTTCCCTGGCGCACCTCAGCGGCGTACTTGGCTACTTCCATAAGGACAGAAGCATAAGCCTCTTCTGCATCCTTCTTCATCTTCTTGGCTTTTTCCAAAGCCTCCTCCAATTCCAGCTTGCGGGCTGGCACCACGTTCTCCTCGAGTGTGCAATACTCCTCTCTGATGTTCTTCTTCTCGAACTCATCGAGGAAACGTGTAACCAACTCATTGTCAGGGAAGGTCGCCGTGAAGTGCTTTCCGACAAACTTAAGGATGTCTGCCTTATTCTTCAAAGGCTTCTCTCCGCAAAGGTTCTCCTCGGTCAAAGCAAGGAAGTCCAACTCCATTGGGAACATGTCTTTTACACCTTCCTCCAATACAAACTCAATGTTCTCAGGAACATAATTTTTCAAATCTGATTTCATAATTATAAATACTTTTCATATAATGCTATCTGTTTCTGAGCTTCAAGCAAGGCTGCTTCTTCATTAGGCTCGGGTATATACAACCCTGCAACCATACTTGAATAGTTCCGAAACTTCTCAATAGCGTCTGTTAATTCTTTTGTGTCAAGGTCAGCCGTGCTTCTCCAATAAGTTACAGGCTGTCCTCTTCTATTTGTTCTCTGCTTCGCAAAGATTTCTCTGTTCACTATCTGCTTGAAAATGTTATACTTCACATATTCTTCATCGTAGCCGAACTCTGATGCGAAATACTGAAGGCACACATGCAGATAGCTGTTTTGGGCGAGGGAACGTGGACGGTGCTTTTTCTTCACCTCCACGATAAAACCCTTTCCGCTTTTCAGGGCATCCATGTAAAGGCCATTGCAATAGTCCTTGTAGTCTGCCCTGTCCTTGTCATTGTTGAGATTGAAAATCATAACTAGAATGGCAAATCATCTTTGCCCGGCTGCGGTGCCGGTGACTGAACTCCTTGCGGCTGCGGTGGTGGAGGTGCTTGCTGCTGCGTCTGGCCACCTCTCTGATACTTTTCTATCTTGTAACCCGAAATGGTATTGAAATACTTTACCGGGTCATTTGCACTCTTCTGATACTTGGTACCTTGAAGAGCAAAAGATATAGTAACAATCTCGCCAACTGCAAAATCAGCAGGATCATCTACATGCTTTCCGCTGAACTCAAAACTTGGGTAGTTCTCGTACACCTCTCCAAAGTTCGAGTGCGTACAGTTAAGAACCACGATTCTCTTTTTAAACGGCTCTCCACCGCTCTTACTTGGTATTTCCTCGACATTGCCGATAAGTAATACCCTTCCTGTCATTGTATTAGCCATCTGATTCTGTTAATGGTAAATATGGTAATAATTCTCTCATTTCTACCCATTTTAGGAAGTCGCGCACTAGGGCGTGGTTCTTATCTTCCATCCCCGGGTATCTGTAACAAGTGATTGCTGGCTCATAAGGAGTAAGCTTGAGACCTCTCACGTCTCCCTTGTGCTTATCCTTATTGTAGCCCTCAAAGACAAACAAGTCAAAATGGAACACATCAGCTTCAAACAATTCTAGGTAAAGCTGCCATTGGCAACTATCTATATAGTCTTTGTCTGATACCGGTCCGTACTTAGTCTTGATGTCTCTTATCTCTAGTCCGTCAATCATATCGGCACATCCCGTGATAACGGCATCGCCGAAATCCTTATATTCACGAACCTCATGAAAGGCGCCAGAATGCTCATTCCTGTATTTCAAAGCAACCTTGCATTGTTGAATGTCGAGAATCGCTTCACCTTCATCAAAGACGAACCTTCTTCCTTTTGGAACGGGTTCTGTCTTATCTTTCTTATAATAGGTGAAATGGCGAACACCTTCCGGCTCCTTGAAGCAATGGGGACTGCCAGTCTCCACGATGGAGTGAAAGGCAGTTCCTATTCTTGTGTAATCGTTGCCCTCAAACTTCTTGGTGATATTGTCTATAACGTCCTGCTCTGTAACATAAGCATATTCGCCAGACATATACCGTCTGAAGCTCTCTAGCTGGGTAACTCTAATCAAAGGCTTCATCATGCTGCATCCTCGTGCTTGACGAACTTCTTACCTTTCTTGTCAAAGTCAATGCCTTTGACAGCAAGTTCCTTGATCATCTGATTCATGAATGCCTTCTGATGAATCTTGTTCAATCCGTGGGCAACCTCTATGAGAGCATTTGCATCATCTACAGTCTCCACGGCTGCAAGCTTCTTTCGTGCATCATCAACGGCTTCCTGCGCCTTAGCCTGAGCATCGGACTTATTCACGATAGCTTTCTTCACCTTCTTGATGATGTCTGCCATGCAAGTGTCAAACTCCTCAGTTCCGTAAGCTGGAATCCAAGTGTCCTGCAGGTCTGCAACATTCTTACCAACACGATTGTCCTGTGGCTCGAACTTGATGACGCGATTGCCGTTCTCCTTGCAGATGTAACCTACCTGGTCCGCAATACGGATGAGTAAGTCCTTGCTCTGTCCTGTACAGTCTGGAGAATGCTTGATGTAATCTCCTTCCTGTGTCTCCTTGTCGTGACAGATGAAGATGATGTCTGAATTGTTTGAACGGAGAATGCCGACAAACTGCTTGAACAATTCTCCCATCACACCATATCGCTTCAATGAGTTAGTTCCCAGCTTAGGGTCTTGCTGAATAGCAAAAGCGTTGAGATAGTCATCGAGCATAGCCTTGGCTGTGTCTACTACGATGGTCTTACACTCACTGATCAAACCTGGCTTCCAAACCTGCTTGCCATCCTCAACAACATAGGAACCGATAACCTCAGCATTGTAGATGTCTTCCCAGCGTGAAGCCGTGACAACAATGTCTGGACGCTGAACGGCACGGTCAAATCCTCGGTCGGTGTCGATGAGTAAAGGACTGTTGGCTGTAGTAGCCAAAGATGTCTTACCGGTACCTGGAGTACCATAAAGTACGATAATCACTGGACGCTCTGTAACAACGTCATTCTTTCTAATAATTGGCAT